AGCCACAATATCCTCTGTCTGTTTTTACTGCAAGACCATGCTCTTCAAAATGACCAGCTATCTCATCATCAGACCAATTTTCAAACCCATCTTCGGGAATTTTATTTAATTCGTAAGTGGTTTTTATGTATCTATTTACTTGTATTAACATCTTTATCCTCCTAAATTTTACTGTCTAAATATTTATGAAATACCCAATTACCCTCTGATGAAACATCTATTGCTGTCCCATTTTTAAGTACTTTAATTATTCTGTACTGAGACTGGTCTTCATCAAGCTCAGCTAGAATATGTTTATTAGTGTCTATCTCATCAATACTTGTTGTCTTTACTTTTTCCCATACATCTATCTTCATACTAACCTCTCTCTACTTTTTTAATTAATATATCTATATACTGTCTTGCTTTCTTCAAGTCATCTATCTGTCCTTGTTTAGTTGGGTGTTTGTACTGCCACCTACAGACATACTTGATTACGTTTGATTCACAATAAGGTATATCGTTCTCAACAATAAATGTTATTGGCTCTATCTTATACCTTGCATAGTGTTCAGGTTTCTCTACCTTGTCATTACTCTTTATCATACTCGTGTAAACTCCTTTATGTTACTTTACTACTGTGTAAGTTATATAAACTGTATAGTGCCACTCCTTTCCCACAATGTAAAGAATGTTCATTGGTAACACCTACTGCCTCACTTGATGTAGCTCCCATACTCAATGCCCCATATGAAAACTCTTTGCCATCTCCGAATGCACATTGTGTAAACCCACGTATCACAGGGAATGGTGTGTCTTCATAAACCATTAGACCTTTGTCTTTACTTACGACAATGAGTTGAGACTTGGTAATCTTGTATGCCCCTGTATCACTTATTCCGAAAGGGTACTTATCAGGGTTAGCACCCTCAGTAAACCACTCTCTCAAAGCTACAATGTATTTAAGATAACCTACTCCCGATACTATGTAAGGTTTGTCATCTCTCATTACGTACCACGCTTTGTCTGTCTCCCATTTAACTGAGCCATCACTAGCCTGTCTATCTGTAGCTAGAGTTTCGCCGTCCCATACTACTACTGTCATTTGTCTTTCTCCTTTATAATGTCGTCAATGTGAAAATCTAATGTGTCCCATGTAATACCATGATTAGCGTCATGTCCTCTTAAACATCTAGCTAACACCTCTTTACATTCATCTAAAGTTAGTTTTTCTTTTGGTATATCATCTGACAACCTGTTCATATTTCTCATGCGTACAAGTTCCAAAACATCATCAGTACACCATCCAATACTTATTGTGTAATCATCTACCCAACCGTCTTTATTACTCATCATCTTCCTCCTCTTCATCTATTTTAAAATCAACACTTACATACTCCTCACTCTCATGGGGCGTCTCCCATTTGTGGCTTGGGCAAGTGTTCAACCACTCATAAAGTTCTTCTCTAGTCATTGTCTTTCTCCTTATCTTCTTTGGCATAGTAGTGTTCTTTGCCTTGATACTCTTCTATTACTTGTCCTGTTTCTGCATTCTCTCTGTATACATCATAGTAACCACAATCATTACAGCCCATAATGTGTCCTACCTCATCATCACTAAATGTTTCTTGATAGGCATTGTATGAGCCACACTCTGTGCAACACCACTCGCCTGTACTACTACTCATTATCTTTCTCCTCTTCTACATAAAATTTTACACGAACAAATCCACCTTGCATTCCTGTAACATCAAACTTAAATGGACTTGTCTTAACCCACTTTAAAAACTCTTGTAGTTTTTCTACATCACTCATACTTTCTTCTCCATTTTTATTATTGTTTCATACAAACGATTAGGCTCTATGCTTTCACCTTTTGACATACTATCTTTTAGTATTAGCTTAACCTTATCAATCAGTACTCTTCTTCTGATAGCAATTTGAATTATGTTCGATTTGCACATATCCTCTTCTGCTATCATGCTGTTGTTTGTCATTTTATTTCTCCTTTATATGTATTGTATATTTGGTCTATAGGTAGCTCGACACTATAAAATCTTCTGCGTGGTCTACATATATAGTACAAGTTGTTGTCAGATGATATAGTAGCCTCCTTTTCTATCACTCCGAAATGTCTTCGTAGAGGTAGGCTCAGTTTGTTAAAGAATGTAGTAATACATTGGTCTAAGGTAGGCTCACTCCTCCATGCATTCTCTTGTATGGTCTGTATTGTTATACACAATGGTATGAATATCTCGTTAGGCATTGTGTTGTTTGCTATGTGTGAGGCTATAAATTCTATAGACTCATTCCAATTTATAGCAACCTGTAGAGATGTATTTTTATTATCCTTTTGTTCTTCTCTTATTCTACCTACTTGATATCCAAGACTGCCATACTCATCACTATCCCACTTCCCCAACAGTTTGGCATGAGTCTCTATAACATTAAGACATCTAGTAGTATTTGCATTTTGTATCTTATCTAGCATTGTCTCGACTACACCTAGTCTTAGTCTTGTTCGTAACTGTTTCTTAAATGCTGTTATATTCTTTCGCCATTCTTTCCTCTTGTCTTTATGCTCTACACATTTTGTAGGCTCGTGGTCTGTGTTAGGATTTAGTAGTTTGCCTGTGTTCAAGTCAAACCTAAGTCCCTTACAAACTACTTGCCCTTGCCTTAGAATTTTCTGATACATAGTCCATGAATATATCTCAGTTCCAACAAATTCCTTTACGTGTTCTAACACTTTAAGCTTGTGCATTATCCTATAGATACCAGTCCTATGTCTCATTATCATAAAGGGTATCCATTTCTCTAGTGCTGATACATAAACACTTGGTGAATGCCACACATCTTTGGTATCTATTTGAACAGTAGCTATGTTATCTTGACTAACACGCATAAACTCCTTGCCATAAATCATTAGGCATGGCTCTTCATTGTCTAGCTTTAGTCTTAGCCATGTGTTAATAAACTTACCTTTACCTCTTGGGGCTCTAGATTTAAGGGCAAGTTTCCATAGACTGTCATAGTCAAACTTACCCAGACCATGGTCAGGTATGGTATGTGTATCACCAACAGGTTGCCAGTTGTTTGTATTTAACTTCATCAAGTCATCTTTGTTCCAAACATTTAGAGTTATGTCTTGCCAGCTTGGTACTTTCATTGTCATTTGTTACCTCCTTTAGTTATCTTATCTTTTACCATAGCTACATCTAGACTTGATGTGTCTATCTCTAGCTCTTCAGGTTTAATCTTGTCTGCTTTCTTAATGATTTGATTGTGTCTCTCCTTGGTATGCTGGGGCAATAACTCATAGAGTTTAGGTAGTGCCTTTAAGCATGGTGATAGAGTACTGTAGTTATCCAATACTGTTTTAACAGTACCTACAATCTTCTCTTCTTCTTGTTCTATGTCGTACATGGCTTGTCTGTATACCTTGTACTCTTTCTGTATCTCTTCCCACTTGGGGTCTGTAGAATCTAACGTAAGAGTTACACCCTCATAGTCGCCTGTACCTGTGTACCCATAGTCTTTAAATATATTATACTGTCTTGGGTAAGGGAATTTACCTACATTAAATTTGACATCACGATTGTACTTCTTCTGTATAACTTCATCAGGTGTATTCATAAACCCTTGCAAAGTTATAGTGTCCCCCTCTTTAAACCACGCCTTATCCAAAGCGTTTATCTTTTGGATTACATCATGGGGGTACATCTTACTAAGTATCTGTTTGCCCCAGTCCTTGTTGTAGTTTTCTTTAGCCTGTCTCTTTCTGTCTTTAAAAAGAGTCCTAGCATTATTTATAATGTCATCTCTTAGTGTCTGACTTATTCTTACTGTTGCCATTTTTATTTACCTCGTTTGTTAATTACTCATCTTGCATTAGAGTTACCTCACCAAATGGTGGTAGGGTCTCATGTTCATGTGTTGATACCCATAAGACTGGATAGTCAGGTGTATCGCCATAGTCGTTGCAATATAAGTCTGTTAGAAATATACATGCGACAGGTTGTATGTCCTTGTCTTGCATGTACTTGAAGACAGGGCTGAATGCTGTACCTCCACCACCATGTGGTGCAAAGGTAGGCTCAGTATACCTATCAAACTCATCAGCATGGCAGACCTCACTATCGAAGTAGATAACATGTATCTTCTCAGGCTTGTGGGTTTCCCATACTTCTCTTACCTCACTTGCAAACTGATTCAATTCAGTCTCACCAATAGAGCCAGATGTATCTATTGCAAATGCTATCTCGCCTAGTCCCTCACCTGTAATACTAGGTATTACTAGTCCTTGACTAGCGAATCTTCTGTTCAGTCTTGCATAAGACCTGTCATCATTCCTTTGCTTGACAACAAACCTCTGTAAGACATCTCGCCAGTTTACTTTGGGTTTCAGTAACACACCAACAAGTCTCTGCATGTTGGCACTCAGCTTACCCATCATCTTGGCTGATTGACTTGCTTGTGCTACCTTAACTTTCCATTCTGCTTTCTGCTGTTCAATCTCAGCTGGTGATTGACCACTATCCCCACACTCATCTAGTGCTTGACCTTGGTCGTTACCACCATTGGGTGTGTCATCATCATCTTGGGGTAACAAGTGGTATATCTTATCTGATATACCCTCGCCCTTGTCATAGATTTCCTTGTCTAATAGACCTTGCTTTGGCATAGTGCCTATCTTCTCATCAGTAAGTAACTGATTGATTACATAGTCAGTAGCTACGTTCCAACCCCTTGGGTCTTTGTCGCCTCTACGTACACAATGCTCTAGCATAGGGTGAAAGCATTCATGAGCTACTAGAAACAATAGCTCATCATCATTCAACATGGCACAGAAGTCAGGGTTTAGTACAACCTCTTTGCCATTAGTCATAGCTGTTGGACACTCATCACTAACTCTGAACACCATGTTCATAGCTATTGTGCCAATGAAAGGGTGTTCAAGTATCAGTCGTGTCTTAGCTTTACTTATACGTGTGTTTATATCCATTATATATTTCCCATGTATGCACCCATTCTCTTCATAATATCACTAGCCTCATTACTCTTTTGAGTCCTAAGATGTGGGTCATTACGTAATGATTCAGGGTGTAGTTTAGTAAATGATTGCTCAACTTCAGCACGTAGCCTCTCTAGATTCTCATCATCATTGATGTTCAATCTCTTAAGCACATCACATATATCCTTAGTGTTATCTATCAGAGTATCTCTGAAGATAGACTTAGGGTCATGCAACTTATCCGATATGTGTTTCACTCTATCGTATAGTCTCTGCCATGCCTCGCCCATAGCTTTGGTTGTTGCACTCTCAACTTGTGCACCGACATCAGCTCTGACTTGTGCCAACTCGCTGTCAGGTATTGATACTCTGAAGTCATCAGCTGGTACAGGCATTACCCTAATGTCCATGTCGAACTTACTCTTCAAGTCCTCTATGTCAGGGTAATCACTAGCATTGTATAACTTACCTAGTGATACCTGTGCATTTTGTATCAGTCTTGGATAGTCATCTATGAACTTATCCACTAGCACCACCCATTGGGACTTAGCTTTCCTGTACATTTCCATGAACGACAGATAGTTTTTAGAGGGTAGTATCATGGTACCCTCAATGCCCCATGGCAACGTGTTGTCATAGTACATCTGCCTTATCTGTGTTGTCATCTTGTGTATGTTACTCAATGACTCAGCCATTGGTAGTAGAGCTTTGTTGTAGTTACCACTAGATACCTCTGCGTTGTTGGACATAGCTACATCTTGTGTGGCTTTCTTGTCCCTCTTACGCATGGTAGCTTGTCGTACAGTAAGCTGTACCAACAATGCCTCATTGTTTAGTTTACTCATTGTGTTTACCTCGTTGTTATATAATTACATTCTGCTTATCGACTGCCCACTTAGTGAACTCAGGTGTGTTCATCAGCTCGACATTCTTCTTGACTGCATACGATACCGACAGTACTGAAAACTCAGGGGGTATCCTGTCTAGATATGTCAGTACATTCTTGAAGTTATCCACTGTTGAGTACGTAGCTAGACTGCCAGACATTGCATACAATGTAGCTGGGTCAGTAGGCACAGTAGCCTCAAGTGGTTTCTTAATGACCTGTTCCATATCAGGTAGGTTACGATATATCTTCACAAACCCTGTGAACTCTGCACTAGCACCCTCACCGACAGCACCTTTGAATGTCTCATACTCTGCCTCAGGTGATACGACACCTATTGCATTAGACACACCCTCTACCCATGAACGTGGTGTAGGGTTAGACTCTCTTTGTGGGTCAAAGTCATGCAACAAGTCCGTTCTGAACTTGATGAATGAGATGACTTCAGGCTTTACATTGTGTTCAATAGCCCATGCATACCAATCATCAACGTGTGTCTCTAAGTCATACACAGTATGCCTGTTACGTAAGTGAGACAATACACGATTAGCACCAGCTCTGTCCGACACCTTGTTACCTGTTGATACAATCTGCCACCCCTCTTTGATTTGATAGCCATGTACATTCCTTGCTTGACACATGTTAGCTACCACTTTCTGTAAGTCAGCACTAGCTTGATTCATGTCATCAAGTACCAATATACCTGTATCAGGGTGGTCGCTACCCACTACGGGTATCCAATGTGGTATGGAATATTTAAGTGAGCCATCAGGCTGAGGTATAGGAATACCGAAGTCCTCTACCAACATGGTTGGCATATGCACTTCTTCGTATCCGACACCTAGCTCTTTGGCAACCTGTTGGCATATGGTAGTCTTACCACCCCCAGGGCTACCCTCGATAGCTACTGTCCTCTTTATCTTAAACAAGTCCTTTAGGGTTTGCATAAGTAGTTTCGCTCTCATAGTTTTCTCCTATGTGTTGTTATATCCCCACGACATTGTGGGAAATTCTTGTTTGATTTTGACACAACCGAAAAAAATTTCTGCTCGGCATAGTCCTTAGAGATAAGTAACCTACATGCTGGAACGATACAGCGTTACCTATCTCCAACCTATTGCTAGGTGATTTCGTTCTAGTAATTCATTAAGGATAGATAGACTAGTTTTGCTCCATACATAGTCATCTTGGTAGTCTTTATGTTGGCTTTCATGGACTAAGAATCACCAACCATCTAGCTATCTACCCTACATAGATGTATACGCTAGCTTACATCTATGCTCCCAATAAGCTTGAGTACTAATTACTCATTGAGAAATATTCATTAGAGGTAGGTAGGCGTGGGATTTTGGAATTAAATCCGTATATTTATTATACCCTACTTTGCCACTACCTACCCCACACTTGTGTCTCATAATCACAAGTTAACCCATATATTCATTATGCCTTTCAATAAGGCTACCTACTATTGCCCAACTGCATTGTTCTTGATTGTGTCCTTGCCTTTTGACAAACTCTAATGCCTTATCTAATACGCCCTCACTATCATGTACATAGAATCTAGTGTTCCAATACATATGCACAGTACCATTTTGTATTACTGCTATGTGTACAGTAACCTCTTGTATATCATCAGTCATGTTTACCACCTTTGTTATTAATTCCTTTCAAGTCCTCTTTATTGCTCACTACTATGTAGTTAGACTTATGCAATGGCACCACAGTATGCTTAACCTTACGTGCCTCAACCTCACCACAAACTAGGCATGTATCGTAGCCTAGTGATACTCTACCTTGTTGTATAATAACATTACAGTCTCTACATCTAGCCATATTTATACCTCTCATAAAGGATATCCCTAGTACATCACTAGGGATACCACAAGTTGTTGTAAGATGATTATAGATTATCTATATCAAACTCATCATCAAGTGCATTACTGTTACTTGATGGTACAGTAAAGGATAAATACAACTCTTTACCCCACTTTCCAGAGCGTTGGATAGACCACACTTTATGCTTATCCTCAATGTGTCTCTCTTTCTCTCTGTCAGAGAAGTCCATAGCTAGTATCTCTTTGCCACCAACAAGTTTACCAATAGCGTTAAGACCTTTAGTTACAATAGCCATAACATTGTCAGTACACATTGCTTTAGGGTGTTTTTTATCACACTCAACAACTTTAATGTGCAAGTCGCCAGCATTAATGCCTTTAGTAGCATTCCCTTTTTTGATTATAGGTTTCCACCTTACATACTCTTTTACATTGTCGTTCATAGTTTATATCCTGCCCCATAGGGCGATAGTTAATATTATATATAACAAGGGGAAATCCCTCGCCATGCCAAAACCTTGACACATCGAAAATTTTTTTCTGCTCGGCATTGTGTATATAACTATCTATGTAAAGTTATCTTAATGGGTGTGTAACTAGATAGTAAAACTTTATATATATCAACAAGTTGGCATTAACTATCTAGTTTATCTAGTTTTTTATGGGTAATGTATCGCTGCGAAATTTAGTATATTGCTAGATGTAAACGCTTAGTGACGCATTATATTAAAATAACTAGATAGTCTAGATAGTTTAGATAGTTATGGATAGCATAATGCCCTATATATGGCGTAAACTAAGGGAATGTAAGGTTACATGTGTAAGGTTTTACTATCTAGAACATGTAAAGTTGCGTAAAGTTACAACTAGATAGTCTATATAGTTGCATTATACGTGCCATAACCTACCGACCAATGGTTTATATATATATACTACTTTAACCTTCCGACATTCTAGAACCTATTGATTACTAGAACCTATTGATTATATATCTATGTGTATGTAAAGTTAGTGATATCTATGTAAAGTTATGATATAATCAAATCGTAAACGATTTGATAGACAAAAAGAAACCCCCACTCGATTGAGTGAGGGTAGGTAGGTAGGTAGGCTAGTTAGTTAGATAGTGGAATCCAGCTAACTATTCTTATGTCTTGTGGTGGGAACTTGATAAACAAGTTAGCTTCTAATGCATTATCAAATGTTCTCACTTTAGGTTGGTTTCTATCAAAGTAATGTACTTTAATATGTTTATATACACTCATTTTTACTCCTGCCCCCTCCCTTTCGGGAGGAGGACTTGGTTGTTATACTATGTCTATATCTCTAGTAGACCCTCTAGGGTTAAACTCCCCTTCAGTTCCATTAGAAGCTCTTCTGATTTGAAGACCTCGTTTTCGAGTCCCTATCATGAAGTAGCCAATATATAGCTCACCTTTGTTTTTCTCGACTTCATCTGTGTAGATGCTATCGAATACCATGCCTTCGGCTGATATTGGTTTGCCTTTGTAGCCAACCATTACTTTTGAGCCTTTAGCTGTTATTTTCATAACATGGGCTAATAGTTTTTTAGCTTCAGTAGGTAGGTACCAATTATACCTGTCCTCGTACTGTTCGCTGTCGGTAACTCTCAAAACATGTTGAGCTCCACCTTTTAAGCCAACGTATAACCTTACTCTGTTTTCAGATAAGACTATGTTGTCTTTTTTATTTTCTTCCATAGTTTTTACTCCTATGATTTTCGTTCTTGGTCAGCTTGTGCTTTCCATGATTAAACCCTGACACATCTAAAAATAATTTCTGCTCGCTTGATTTTAAAGGGCTGTAGCCTATTAGAAATAAGATAGTAAATTTATTAAGTGGCACAGGGAGGGTAGTCGGACTGCGTGCCGACACCTGCCCCCCATATAAGTAAACCTCTCATAACAAGAGCCAAAAAACAAAGATGTAAAGTTTGGGCACCCATCTTGACATATCCGTTGAAATACAATAGGTTTGAACTCATGGATACACTACCATTAAGACACACCAAGTGGTCTGACCGTCTAGCTTTCGATATGGCATTGTTGCTAGAAGGCTCAGGTGAAACCCTAGATGAGCTTAGAGTTAGACACCACATCAGTATTGATGACTTAACTAAATTCAACAAAGACAGCGTATACCTAAAGAAAGTAGAATCTTACAGAGCTGAGATTGTAGAAAAGGGTATGACGTTTAAACTCAAGGCTCGAGCACAAGCAGAAGAACTACTCACTACAAGTTGGACTATGATACATAGCCCTGAAACATCTTCAGCAGTTAAAGCAGATTTAATTAAGTCCACTGTCAAATGGGGTGGGCTAGAGACCAGTAATGCAAACACGGAGGATGCTAGTGGAGGAGTTAAAATTACGATTAATCTCGGGGGGCAAGAACACCCAACAACCGTTATTGACGCAGAGGACTATACCGAAGACAGACCAGCTGCTATTAAGAACGCTAAATAAATTTGATGAGACAAACGAGGCAAGGGTTGACACACTTGCTGAGTATGACAACATTGTTAATGTCCTACGAGAAAATAGTATGTCTTACATGACAAGGATTATTAGGCATAAGAAAAAGCCTACACAGTATTATGTAATTCTATTGGAGGAAATATAATGGCAAAACTATGTGCAAAAGGTAAAGCAGCAGCTAAAAGAAAGTTTAAAAAATATCCATCAGCTTATGCAAACATGTACGCATCAGGCGTATGCTCAGGCAGGATAAAACCTGGAGGTAAAAAAAGTGGCACAAAAAGGGCTAAAAAAGTGGGTAGGTGAGAAGTGGGTAGATATAGCTAACCCCCGTTCTGACGGTTCATTCCCACCATGCGGTAGGAGTAAAGGAGAGAAAAGGAGTAAGTATCCTAAGTGTGTACCATCTGCTAAAGCAAGAAGTATGTCTGCTGGTAAGAAACGTGCGGCGGTTAAACGCAAACAATCTAAAGACAATTCATCTAAAGGCAAACCTGGATACGCTAAAACGTAATGGATATAGATTACACACCGTCTAAGATATGCAAAGAATTTATGATGTCCAACGCAAAGATGCGGACATTAATGGGACCTGTAGGGTCAGGTAAATCAGTAGCTTCTACTTTTGAAGTTATCAGACGAGCAACTATGCAAGAGCCTAACAAGCAAGGCATACGAAAATCCAGAGCAGCTATTGTTCGTGAGACTGCTAGACAACTACAAGATACAACAATTAAAACATTCCACGACTGGTTCCCACCAGGGATATGTGGTACGTACATGAGAACAACAAAGACTTACTTCTTTAAAGTAGGCGATGTTGAGTGTGAGATTATGTTCAGGGCGTTAGATGATTCAGATGATGTAGCTAACTTGAACTCACTAGAATTAACATTCGCATGGTTCAATGAGTGTCGGGATATAAATCCAGACATTGTAGATGCTATGTCAAAAAGGATTGGTCGTTTTCCGTCAGCTAAAGATGGAGGACCTACATGGTTCGGGATGTGGGGGGACACCAACCCTCCCACTATGGATACATGGTGGTATTATCAGATGGAGCAACTCGACCCCGCAGATGGTGTTTCATTTAATGATAATGGGTGGGATGTATTCAAACAGCCATCAGGTAGAAGTCCTTATGCTGAGAATGTAGAGAACTTACCTGAAGGATATTACGATACACAAGGTAGGTCAGATGAATACGTCCGTGTGTACATTGATGGTGAGTATGGACTAAGCACAGCTGGGCAGCCAGTGTACAAGTACTTCAGACCAGATTACCATATGGCAAACCAAACTTTACAACCCATAGCAAACGGAGTCAGACCTATTGTTATTGGAATGGACTTAGGGTTAACACCTGCAGCTGTTATAGCTCAACAAGACCCAAGAGGTAGAGTTCTTATACTAGACGAAGCTGTAAGCTTTGATATGGGTATACAAAGATTCATACGTACAGTTTTAAAACCTATGATTATAGAAAAGTATTCAAGTAATCCTGTGATAATTATTACAGACCCTGCAGGTATACAAAGGGCTCAGACTGATGAGCGTTCAGCTGTAGATATAATAAAGGCTGAAGGATTAAAAGTTATGTCGGCTAAGACTAATAACATATCAGCTAGGCTTTCAGCGGTAGATGATTTCCTTATGCGTCAAGTAGATGGAGACTCTGCGTTCCTAGTAGACCCTAGATGTTCTAGGCTTAAAGCAGCAATGATGGGCGGATATAGATTCCATAAGAAGAACGGAAGCATAGATAAGAACAAACACTCACACGTAGCTGAAGCTTTACAGTATTTAATGTTACACATTAACACAACAGCAGATGGCTTTATGATACAACGACGTGATGTTAAATCTATTGCGTCAGGTGGCTGGACATGATACGTTCAGATAAAGTCGCTTTACTCATTTGTGTGGCTTAGTAGCTAGTTTATAGTTTTCATAGTTACTACCTTTCTTGGTTCCCCTGTATTTATTGTTAGACAGGGGAATCTTTTTATACTACTCTTGAAATTAACTACGGGTGAATTAGTATGACATATAAAATGAAAAATGGTTCTAAGAACTATATGATTAAAAATTACGAGAAAGGTGGTCTTGTAAAAGTTACAGCGTATAAAGATGGTGGTAAAGTTGAGCAGGATGAAGAGTCTTATGGTCAAACTTTTATGGCTGGTAATAGGACTACAGTTGATGACCCACTTGCTTCGATAAAACTTGGTGGGACTACGAATGTTCTTAAAAGAGTTTTAGGTATGGACTATAAAAAATTAAAAGACGTTGGCCCACATTTAGGGCTAAAAGACCCCACTAGAGTTAAACCAGAACCAAAATAGATTATGGTATTACAAGTAATAAGCAACGAAGAACTTGTTAAACAGGAAAAAGAAGCTGCTGAAAAAGCTATGGAGGAAAGACAGTCTGAAGATGTTATCTTAGGACTTGCTTCTCATATGCGTGAATGCTGGGATGCAGCACGTCAAGCAAAAAAACCTATAGAGAATATTATGCTTAAAGGTCTCCGACAAAGAAACGGAGAATATGAAGCAGATAAACTAGCACAGATACAAGCACAAGGCGGCTCTGATGTTTACATGATGATTACTGAAGTCAAGTGTAGAGCAGCAGAAAGCTGGCTTCGTGATATCTTATTAGATACAGGAACACCCCCGTGGGATATACACCCTACACCAATACCCGAATTATCACCTGAGCATTTACAAGAGATAGATAATAACTTTGCACAAGAAGTTGTTAGGCTTGTTGAGGCACAAGGTCAAGCACTAAGCCCAGACAGAATGGCTGAGATAAAAGAGATGATAGCTCAGGACTATAGATTTAAATTATTACAAGCTGCTGATACTAGAGCTGGTAAGATGAAAATAAAAATTACTGACCAGTTTGCACAAGGTGGTTGGGGCGAATCGTTTAATGATTTTATTACAGATTTAGTAACTTATCCATGTGCTTTTATTAAAGGCCCTATTGTTCGTAGACAAAGAAAGCTATCTTATGTTAAAGACGAAGAAGGTAAAACATCTGTTCAAGCAGATGAAATAATAGCTCCAGAGTTTGAAAGAGTAGACCCATTTAGAATGTACCCAGAACCTGGTGTTACTAACATTAATGATGGGTATATGTTTGAACATCATCCGTTAAGCCGTATAGACTTATCAGATTTAATAGGTGTCCCTGGCTATGACGATGATGCGATTAGAAAAGTATTAGATGTAGGTAATGGGCAATCTTGGATTAACGAAGATGTAGAATTATCTAAAGATGAAGAAGAAAGAAAGTTTCATGCTTTTAATAGACCTACTGAAGTATTTGATGCCTTAGAGTTCTGGGGTAAAGTTAGTGGTAAGATGTTAAAAGAATGGGGTTTGGAAGAAGAAGCTGAAGAAATAGATGAAGCTCGTGAGTATGATACAAATGTATGGATTGTAGGTAACTATGTTATCAAAGCAGTTCTTAATTATGACCCACTAGGTGAGAAACCTTATGCTAAAACATCATTTATTAAACACCCAGGAGCATTTTGGGGTAAAGGCATACCAGAAATTATAGAAGATTTACAGGGCATATGTAACGCCGCAGCTCGTGCATTAGTTAATAACATGGGCATATCAAGTGGACCACAGGTTGAAGTTAACCTAGAAAGGATTCCACCTAACGAAGACATTACACAAATGCACCCATGGAAAATATGGCAAGTAACTAATGACCCTCTAGGGTCTAGTGCTCCTGCTGTTAGGTTTAACCAACCAAATGATAATGCTAATACATTAATGAGTGTATATGAAAGATTTAGTAAACTAGCTGATGACCATTCAGGCATACCGTCTTATTTGCAAGGCGACATAAATGTTAAAGGAGCTGGACGCACAGCGTCAGGTCTTTCAATGTTAATGGGGTCTGCAGGGAAAGGTATACGCCAAGTAGTTATGCATATAGATTCTGATGTTATAAAGCCTGTTGTACATAGACAGTTTGTATATAACATGAGATATGATGAAGACGAATCAATTAAAGGTGACGTAGAGATACTACCGAAAGGTGCAATCAATCTTGCAGTTAAAGAAACTGTTAACGTCCGTAGAATAGAATTTCTTAACGCAACCGCCAACGAAGTCGATATGGGCATTGTTGGTAAAGAAGGCCGTGCAGCGATACTTCGTGAAGTGGCTAAGAGTTTGCAAATGCCTGTGGATGAAATCGTTCCGTCTAGGGAGAAAAATACTTATCTGCAAGAGTTGACCGCAAGGCAGCAGATTGCGGCTGAACAAGCCCAGCAACCTCCTGTAAAAAGTGGTACTCCAACTCAACCAGACGGTAGCCCAAAAGGTGGAATGGATGCAAACACAGTTAACAACCGTAGCACGGGGAGTAAGTCATGATAAGACCAGACCTTGAAGTTGTTAAATCTTTAGCGGCTGTTGAACGCCAGCATACTGACATTGTAAAATGGTTAGAAGCGTGGCGTAAACATGAACTAGAGCAGCTACCAAATGTTACACAGAATGTGGCACACGCACAGGGACGGTGTCAGATTTTAGGAGAGTTATTGGAACTCATTAAAAAGTCCCCAGAATATACAGCAAAGTCATGAGACAGCTGTTTAATAACGCACACCAATAGGAGCGAAACATTATGGCAATACCAAAGCAAGTTCAAAAACAATCTGAGGATGTACAAGCGTTGTACAAGGAACTCAATGGCGAAACAGAGAAGAATGCTGAAGAGACTGTAGAAGACGTATCTACCGAAACTAAAGCTGAGACTGAGACTGAAGTACCCGCTGAAGTAACAACATCGACACCTTCCGACAGTGTAGAAGAGCAGGCACCCAAGTCTGAGACTGAAGAGCACAGTGAATCAGACACGCAAGTAAAAAAAGAATCATGGCAACAAAAGTACAAAACGCTACAAGGCATGTATAATACTGATGTTCCACGCTTAAATGCAACGAACAAAAATTTAAATGACCGTGTATCACAACTTGAATCTTTGCTAGGAGACCTTAACAAACAAGAAGCACCAGTGCAGGAAGCACCTATCGAAAAGTTAATAACTGACGATGATGTAAAAGAGTACGGGGATTCTATAGATGTTATGCGTAGAGCAGCAAAAGAAGAAGTAGCAGGACAACTGGGTCGTGTTAAAGAGTTGGAAGCAGAGATAGAGAAGTTGAAAGGAGTTGTGCCACAAGTGCAACAAGTTCAACAGCAACAAAAATCTAACTCTGAACAGCAGTTTTGGAATACTTTAAATACAGAGGTACCTAACTGGAATGAAATTAATAGTAATCCTGATTTTCAATCGTGGTTGCTTGAGATTGACCCCCTAACAGGTATGTCTAGACAAATATATTTAGAGGATGCCCAAAAGAGATTAGATATTAAAAGAGTAATCTCATTCTTTTCTACTTATGAACAGGCTACTGGTAATGTTAATAGTGCTCGTGAGACCCGCAGTTCTAACCCAGAACTAGAAAAACAGGTTGCACCAGGGCGAGGACGCTCTGCAAAACCTATTGCTAGTGAAGGCAAAACATATACAACAGCTGATATCAAAAAGTTTTTTGAAGATGTCAGGATGGGTAAATATAAAAGCCGAGAGGAAGAACGTGGCAAGATAGAACGTGACATTTTTGCTGCACAGCAAGAAGGTCGCATAACTAATGCGTAATTAAAACAGGAGGCTATTATGGCTTTTGCAACATCACCAGGCAATCCAGCGTATACAGGAAACTTTATACCTGAAATTTGGTCTGGTAAGTTGATTGAGAATTTCTACGATGCTACGGTATTGGCAGCAATCTCAAACACTGACTATGAAGGTGAGATTCGTAGTATGGGTGATACGGTTAATATTCGTACAACCCCTGAAATCACTATTCAAACATACGTCAAGGGACAAACTCTTGCAGTTGAAAACCCTGACAAAAATAAACTACAACTCATTATCGACAAAGGTGAATACTTTGCTTGTGTTGAAGATGATGTTGACCAAGTACAAACAGACATAGCTCTTATGGACATGTGGTCTAAAGACGCTTCAGAGCGTATGAAGATTAAAATTGACCAAAGAGTATTAACTGATTTGTTAACTGATGTATCTGCATCAAACAAAGGAACAACTGCTGGAGCAATCTCTGGTGACATCGACCTTGGTGTAGCAGGTACCCCAGAAGCACTTACTACTTCAAATGTAATTGGTAAGATTGTAGATATGGGAACAGTTCTTGATGAGGCTAACTGTCCTGAAACAGGGCGTTTTCTTGTAATACCTGCTAAAATGGCTGGTCTAATCAAGCAATCAGACTTAAAAGATGCATCTATTACTGGTGACGGAAGCACACCATTAAGAAATGGTCGTCTAGGTATGATTGATAGATTTACAGTTTATGTAAGTCACAATCTTAAGAAGAGCGGAAGTGAGTTCAGCGTAATCGGTGGGCACACAATGGGGTTTACATTTGCGTCACAAATGACCAACATGGAAACAATCCGTTCAGAAACAACATTCGGGAACATCATTCGTGGTCTTCAAGTTTACGGCTATAAAGTTGTTAAACCTGAAGCATTAGCTACAATGATTGTTACTGTGTAACCTAGGAGGACTAACATGGCTGCATATACAGATACGCACGGCTTTAATAAAGGTTCTGCGGCACACCCTGCCAAAGGCGTTAATAGAGTCGGCTATATCGAAGTGGAATTAAATTTCGCTACAATAACAGCGGATAGGGTTACAGCAGGTGCTACGGCATTAGCTGCTGGTGATTCTCTCCAAGTACTTTCTATACCAGCTAACACATTAGTGATGGCTGTTGGAGCAACTACTACAACTGCAGAAGGTGCAGCATCAACGTTTGACCTCGGTCTTACTGGTGGTGATGTAGATGGTTTTGTTGACGGCGGCGATGCCAACTCAGCAGGAACAACATCATCAAACGGTGCACTTTTAAATGGTGACAATCAAAGTCATTATTTTGCAACTGCAGACACTATTGATATGCTTATTGGTGTATCAGGTGCTGTAACAGATGCTGCTGTAATTAAAGTTTGGGCAGTTATCGCTGATTGTTCATAACGTAAAACATATGGTCGGGGGGTAACTTTAACCCCCCGATTATTTAAATGGAGAGAAAAATGGCACGAAGATGGCTAAGAAATATAGTAGATGGTGAAATCTATGAGTGGGATGAAATACTTGCAGAAAATCCTAGGACAGAAGAAGTAACTGAAGAGCAAGCATTCCCAGAAAAATTTATGACTAAAGAACAAAAGGGTCGTAAACCAAAAGTTAATTTAGAAACTAAAGCTATACCTAAGAAAAAGAAATCTGATAAGGTAGAATTAGCAGAAGAAGTTACACGAAGTGTAGAAAAAGCTAGGACTAAAAAGAGTAAAAAATGATTTTAAATGACGTTATTACTGAAGTTAGAAGAATGATACAGGATGAGAATACTCCGCAAAGATACTCTGATGCGGTGCTTTTAAGTTTTTCAAACCAAGCTTTAAGGCGTATTGCAGTACTTAGACCTGATTTATTTGCTAAAATAACTACAATGACTTGCACAGAAAACGAAGCTATACAATCAGCACCTACCGATTCATTACGTATTATGGAAGTTTTTTCAGTAAGCGGTGGTAATGGATGTATAGAAGTTAATAGAGAATCACTAGACCAATCTTATCCACAATGGATGAATGATACTGCATCAGCTGCAGTGAACTGGATGAGGCACACAAGGAACGCTAATAAATTTTTTATATACCCAAAAGCTCCAGCTGGTCAAGTGTTAGATATTGAATATTCACAAAGCCCTCCAACTTACGACGGGACTACAACGGTTGATTTATTATCAGACGCATACTTTCCAGTAGTAGTTGATGCTACAATATTTTTAGCTGAATCAGTAGATAATGAACATGTTAATTCAAAACGAGCTGATATATTTTATAATTCTTTCACTAAGTCTCTTGCTGTTAATGCACAAAGTAAAGTAGCAACAGACACAGAAGAAGGTGGTATGATAACAGTTAATACAACAAAAACTAGTATTACAGAGGACTTAACATAATGGCTGGAATTAGAACATTTGTTGATATTTCAAATAGATTATCTCCTAGCGTGCCTGGGTGTCCTACGCCAATCATAGAGCAGTACGTTCGTGATGCAGCGATTGAAACGTGTGAACGAACTCTTGCGTGGAGGTATGAACAACCAAGAATACGTTTAGTTACAGGAGTTCATGACTATGCATATGAATGTCCAACTCAATCCGAGGTTCATGCTTTTATTACAGCTACTGTAAATGATGAAATGCTTACGCCCGTTACTTTAGATAAGATGTACCATCTATATCCTAAATGGCCAAATCAACCTACTACATCAAGAGCTAAACCTAAGTATATAACACACTTAGATGCAGACCATTTTTCTGTAGCACCTGTACCAGATAGTACTGAGAGCTATGATGTCAGGATGATTGTGTGTTTAAAGCCACTAAGAACGTCAACAGAGATGGATAAAACAGTTTTGGATGAATTAGAAAATGTTATCATGCATGGAGCACTTCAACATTTATTAGTGCTACCAGATAGAAGTTGGAGTGATAGAGAATTAGCTTCGTATCATGCAAAGCAGTTTATATTTAAATTGCAAGAACGTAGAGCTAGAGCTAACTTAGGTGCGGGAAGAGCATCTATGAGAGTTCAAGGTCAACCATTTGGGTAATAGATATGGCAGATGTAATTAGATTAGTAAAAGGAGATGAGTTACCACTCATTCAAATAACATTAAATGACGACGTAGCTAATACTGCATTAGACTTATCAGCGTCTACTACTTCAGTATCTGTAAAGTTTAGAGCTACAGGCACTACAACAGTTTTATCAACTATTAGTTGTGCTAAAACTAATACAGGGTCAGACGGTAAGATACAGTTTAATTTTTCTAGTGGTGTCTTAGATGTTGATGAAGGCTCATATGAAGGTGAGATAGTAGTTAGTTTTGATGGCAGTCTTCACACTGTCTATGATTTATTAAAATTTAGAGTAAGAAGTAATTTCTAATGGCTAACATCAGACTTGTATCTGCTATTGCCGCAACGGCTATATCTTTTAGCGTTAGTGTTAATAGTGTTAGTTCTGTAGTTAGTGATAGCAATAAGATATCGGCTACAGTAAATACGTCTCAGTTAGGTATAAAAGCATTTGAATTAATACCTACTCGCAGGCATGTAGATTCAATAACAGTAAGTGATACTCAGGTTTTTGAAGTAGGTATAATAGCAGGGGATTCTGTTACAACTTCTGATAGTGACCCAATATTTGTTGCTCAACTAGCTAAGTCTGATTCAGTATCAGCAACTGATACACCAAATAAAATAATAAATTCTACAGTTGATTTTGATTTAAGTGATGATGATATAGACCCAGACCCTATAAATGTGTCTGAATCTGATGCTAAAACATTTACTACAAGTAAGACAGATTCTGCATCAGCCTCTGATTTACCGTCATTACAACCAGATATACCTCAAAGCGATAGTGTAACGCCGTCTGAATCGGTCAACACAAAAGCCATAGGTACTAATCCTAGCGATTCAGCATCTGTATCCGAGGCAGATGTTAAGAGTGCTAGTATAGTTAAAACGGATTCTGCGTCTGCTTCTGAGTCTGACGCTAAAACAATTACCCCACAAGGGAAAACAGATTCTATATCAACATCTGATGCACAAGTTTTACAGCCAAGTATAGTTAAGGCTGATAGTTCTACACCATCAGATGCTGTAAATTCAATAACTGTAAGCATAGCACCTAGTGATAGTGCTAGTGCTTCTGAAAGTATAAATACAACACTTACATTAGGAACTCTTACAACTATGTACCCAGAGCTTGTTAATGTTTCTGACGGTACAGTTGGTTTTATATTTACTAGAAATGAGTCGACTACAGGTGTCATTGGTGGCCCAGGATTTGTAGGTCAACTTGTAATGAATGATGATAGAATAACTGAGGGTGATTCATCGAACGCTGGACTTGTTATTAATTACATATATACTGAAGTTGATGACAGTTCGTTGGGTGGACACATGTGTAACGCTACTCCGCTATCAGCTGGAGCTAAGACTTAAAGGAGATGGATAAATGATTAACGATTTAATTAAAGTAAAAGGTGAATTAAAACTTACCCTTACTAGTCCACAAGGAAATGTAAAACATGAGGTTATCGTACCTAATTTAGTTGTAACAGCAGGTAAAAATTTTATTGCTGACCGACTAAAAAACAACACTACTGTTATGTCTCACATGGCAATAGGAACTGGAAGCACTGCGGCTGCAGCTGGCAATACTGCATTAGGCAGTGAAGCTGGACGTGTAGCTCTAACATCTAGTACTGTATCAACTAACTCTGTAGCGTATGTAGCATCATTTGGTGCTGGCACAGGCACAGGTGCAATTACAGAAGCTGGACTTTTAAATGCTAGTTCAAGCGGTACCCTCTTATGTAGAACTGTATTCTCTGTTATAAACAAAGGTGCAAGCGATACATTAGGTATTACATGGACTGTAACTATAAGTTAAGAGGAGATATAAATGCCAGTAAAATTTGCGAATAACGCAGTATCTACACTAGCTTCAGGTATAAATGACTCTGTTACTAGTATAACTGTAGCATCTGGGGACGGAGCTTTATTCCCATCTTTAACAGGCAGTGAGTATTTTTTTGTAACTCTTATAGACGCATCAAATAATTTAGAGATTGCTAAATGTACTGCACGGTCATCTGATGTATTAACTGTTACTCGTGCACAAGAAAGCACTTCAGCTAGAGCATTTGCTGTTGGTGATAGAATAGAACTTAGAATTACTGCACAATCTTTATTAGATGTTTCAACTCAAATATCTGCACTAGGGTCAGACCTAGGATTAAACTCAAATGATATTACAGGTACAGGTAATATTAATATTACAGGTACTATTCAATCTTCAGGAAATATTACAGCACCCTCTTTTGGGGGAGCTTTAGATTTAAACGGAGCAGAATTGATACTCGATGCTGATGCAGACACTTCAATTACGGCAGATACCGATGACCAAATAGATTTTAAAACAGGTGGCACAGATAGAATGTCTATCACTACAACCGATATAACAACTGCTAGTGGAGTGAATGTAAAAATGCATGGCTCTGGCTCATCAGGTACACAAGCAGGTTTATGGATAAGAGGTGTTCCTAGAGTAACCAACGATACAAGCACATTTGAGCATACTTACATAAACTCAGATAATGCTCTTATATTCACTAAAGGCAGTAGTGCTACAACATCAAGCAATACAGAAAGAATGAGAATTAATAGTTCAGGTGAAATATTATTTAATAAAAATACTAATAACTTTGGAACTGCAGGTATTTGTTTTAACGATTTAGGCACAAAAGCAGGTGCTGCTGAATTTATTGCAGATGGTATGGAACCTATAGTTATAAATAGATTATCAAGTGATGGTATTGTCGTTGTCTTTCATAAAGATGGGGCTAGTGGTGGTAGTATATCGACATCAGCATCAAGCACAACTTATGCAACATCATCAGATTATAGATTAAAAGAAAATGTAGATTATACATTTGATGCAACAACAAGATTAAAACAATTAAAACCTGCAAGATTTAATTTTATTGTAGATGCAGATAAAACAGTAGATGGATTTATTGCACATGAAGTATCAAGCATAGTACCTGAAGCTATAATAGGAACTAAAGATGCTACAAGAACAGCAACCAATGTTGTTAAAAATGCCGATGGAACTTTCAATTCAGAGGGTGTAACAGAAGCAGAATGGACAAAAGATAAAGCAGATGGAAATTATGCAAATGATACTACATGGTCTGCAAGTATGAGTGATATACCTGTTATGCAACAAATAGACCAAGCAAAACTTGTTCCACTATTAGTTAAAACAATACAAGAATTAGAAGCAAGAATTACAGCACTAGAAGGATAAATTAATAGATTATGACAGTTAAAATTACAAATAACGGATTTAGTACATTAGCATCAGGTATAAATGACTCTGCTACAACTGTTGCATTAGCTTCTGGTGAAGGAGCTAGATTTCCTACTCTAACTACTGGTAACTATTTTTATGGAACCCTTATAGATACTTCAAACAATCTTGAGATTGTTAAGGTTACAGCTAGGTCTACTGACTCTTTAACTGTAGTCAGAGCACAAGATAATACTTCAGCTAGAGCATTTAGTACAGGTGATAGGTTTGAGCTTAGACCTGTAGCTAAACTTTTTGAAGATATACAAGCAGAGGCTCGAGACCTCAATGGTGCTGAGTTAGTATTAGATGCTGATGGTGATACTAGTATTACTGCTGACACAGATGATGAAATAGATTTCAAAACAGGTGGCTCTGATAGAATGAAAGTTAATGGTGTTGGACAGGTTTATATTGGCACAACTGTTGAAAGAAATAATTCTTTTGTATGTATAAAATCAGATGCTACAAATCAAAATGGTATGGAAATAAGATGTTATGCAAATAATGATGCTATAAGATTTTATTCAAGTGATTCGACAAGTGCAGGAGCAGTTACAGTAAGTGGCTCATCAACCACATATAGCACTTCATCTGATTATAGACTAAAAGAAAATGTAGATTATACATTTGATGCAACAGCAAGATTAAAGCAACTCAAACCATGCAGATTTAATTGGATAGCAGATGATACAAACACAGAATTAGATGGATTTATTGCACACGAAGTATCAAGCATAGTACCTGAAGCTATAATAGGAACTAAAGATGCTGAACAAATGCAAGGAATCGACCAAAGCAAACTTGTACCTTTATTGGTCAAAACAATACAAGAACAACAAGCAGTAATAGAAGACTTACAATCTAGAGTAACAACATTAGAGGGATAACACATGAAAAGAACACCACTACTTATGTACCCCAACGGAACCTTTGCTAGAAGTAACACTATGGTTGAAGGATGTGTAGTAGTAGAAGAGCCTGAGCTAGAAGAAGAGACAGCTAAAGTGGTAGACCAAACTGAGGCTGTTAGAAAAGCAGAAGGCAAATGAAAGGTATGAAAGACAATAATGAATTAACGCTTGAGGTTGAGCTTATTAAAAAAGATGTGCACGATATTAAGCATAATCATCTAACTCATATTGAAGCAGATTTGAGCGATGTAAAACGAGAAGTCTTTAAATTTAAATATATAATCTGGACAATTATTGTTATTTTTGTTTTAACTACAGATAAATTTACAGACATATTAAAATTATTATAGGAGAAATGTTATGCCAGGTGGAAACAAAGTTGGAATGAAAACTAAGCCAGGAAGCAAACTTATCATGAAATATGCTATGGGCGGAAAGGTTAAGAAAAATAATAAGATGATGTATGGTAAAGGCGGCATGGTTAAAGGCGGCTGCAAAGGCATGAAAAAATAATGGCTGCAGGAACCAAACATTATTTTAAAACAGGTAAGGAATTTAAAGGTGCTGTTCATAAAATGCCAGGTGGTAAAATACACACAGGCAAAACGCATACTGCAAGTTCCAAACCTGTTGTTCACTTTAAAGATTTGTCAGCAAAGGCAAAGAAGGTGGCTAGAGGCTAATGGTTCTTAAGAAATACCAAAGTAAAACTGGGGGTCTTAACGCAGCAGGTAGAGCTCATTTTAAACGAAAAGATGGTTCTAATCTTAAACCACCTGTAACTGGTAAAGCACCTAAAGGTTCTAAAGCAGCAGCAAGAAGAAAAAGTTTTTGTGCAAGAATGTCTGGTGTTAAAGGACCGATGAAGGACAGCAAAGGGAGGCCAACAAGAAAAGCGTTGGCGTTAAGAAAATGGAAGTGTCGAAAATAAAAGGTGCAATACTTTTAATTGTAATATTTATATTATTACTAAGTATAGATTCTGCGTTGTCTGACGTTACTAGCTCAGGAAGCACTACAAATACCCAATCCAATAATGCTGGCTCAAACACCGCTATTACGGGTGGCTATGAATCTAGCACTACATATCAATCAGGTAGTAGCTCAAACTCTACTACATCTAATACAACTAATAATTCAACAAATCAGGAAACTGCTGTAAACAGCTCCTCAGCCCCTGGAATGAGCGTTTATGGACAAGACAGCTGTGTTATACCACTTGCAGCAGGAGTGACCGTAATCGGCTTCTCAGGCTCATTTGGAAGCTATATGATAGATAAAGAATGTGAAAGACGTAAAGCATCTGCCGTATTAGCTAAACTTGGTATGAAAGTCGCAGCGATATCACTTATGTGTCAAGACGTTGACGTGTGGCAAGCCATGATGGATGCAGGTACACCATGCCCAATAGAAGGCTTAATTGGTGCCAAAGCTAAAGCTAGATGGATAGAGATAGGAGGATTCTATCAGCCTGAAACAAACGAATGGAATGGCAAACCTATACCATCAGGAATGATTGATGAAGATACTAATACTACTAAGTAGTTTACTGTTAGTAAGCTGTTCAACTCATAGTGTTACTCTAGGAGAAATGACAATTTACGGAAGTAATGAACAAGAAATACCAGCACCTGAAAGACGATGATATCTAAAGAATTAGAAAATAAATTTATAGAAGTTGCTATTTGTATTAGAAATGGTCAAGTAGAGCCTGAACAAATAGTAGAGTATATGAATCTTGAACCTGAATTTGAGCAATGGTATAAAGACAGATATATTAGCAAACGCAAGACAACTGTAGGAGTATTGAAGTTATGAAATACATAATACCTTTGTTGTTTCCGATTACCTTACTAGCACAAGATTTAACAACAGATAATTTAATTACTAATGGTACATTCGATAATGGTACTACAGGTTGGACATTATCAGGTGATGCACAACGAATAAGTGATTGTTGTCCAGGAGGACATGACCTAGAGTTTGGAGATAGTGGCAGTATTGAGCAGTCATTTTCCCTCATTGATGACGTAATTACACAACAAATGCTTAATAATGGAATTACTTTAAACTCTAGTGTTCAAGTGCAGAACGGTGAGTGTGGGGTAGCAGGATGTTGGGGAGGTTCAGGACCAGCTGATAGCTTCAGTATTAGATTACAAATTAAAGATTCAGATAATAACGTGTTGTCAGTAACTACACAGGAGAGAACAAATGTTACGGGAATTAATGGCGAAAATTTTACAGATAGTGTCTCGTATACAGGGACTGGTAGTAACATTGGAAATATTAATATTAGTGGTGCCGATTCTGCTGCTCCTGCTAATCTTGGTGGTCCTAATGTAGATAACGTATCAGTTACTATGACCTATGATGATACTGTCTTAACAGCTGCACAAACAACAATATTGAATACAGCATTTGAAGAAATAGAAGAAGTTTTAACTACTACAGTAGAGCCACAAGAATTATTTATATATGAAGAATTTATAGTAGAGGAGTTTATACCTTTTGAAGAACCAGAGATATTAACTGAAATGTTTAGTGAAATATACATAGAAGAAGTAGCAATGGAGGAAATAAATACAGGAGTAGTAAATATATTCTCTCAAGAAATAACGGAGGTAAGTTATGGTAGTCAAGAGAACTTCCAAGAAATCCCAACAGAAATCGAAAGTTTTGAAGAAATCATTGAAGTCAGTCAAAACCAAAACATTGAAGCTGAAGAAATCCAAAGTCAAGGAGAAATCTCAGGAGAAGAGTTTCTCGAAGAAAATGAATTTACAAGCACAGAAAATGAGGGAGCAGTTCCTCAAACAGCAGGCGGGGAAATGGAACCAGAGCCTACTGAACAAATTACTAACGAAAGTGAAACAAGTCCTGAGCCTACTGAAGAAGAAACTCTTGTCGCTAGTGAAGAAGTAAATAATGAACCTAGAGGAGCTAGTGAGGAAAATGAGGTTAACGGAGAAGGAGAAACAAGCACAAGTGGAAATGGAAATGATGGAGATGAAACTACTGCTGGAGCAGAAGAAGATATCGAAAGCGGAAATCAAGAGGTGGAAGAAAGCAGGGATGAAGGAGTTTCTCCAAGAGATAATCAAACTATTACAGTAGAAAATATACAACAGAAGGTAGCAGAAGTTATAAAGGAAGTAGATAAGCAACTTGTAGCTACGTCTGTTATAGTAGCAAAAGCTATGCAAAGTTCTTTTTCTATGGACAATTATGGTAAAGTAAACAAAGATATACTTAACCAACCGAATATAGATGGAGGTGATTACTTTGAAGCAAGACAATATATTGATGTTAGAAATTTATATGCTGAAAATCAGAATGTTTATGGTGACCCTGTTGCACAGTATCAAAAGAATGTTCAGGATAAAGTAGACCAAAGAATTAGAGCAGAAGAACACTTAAGGAGGATTCGTGGATATTAAAACCATAGCGACTGGCATAGGACTAGTCATAACAATAGCAGGACTTTTTGTTTATCAAGGGCAATTAATTACAAGAGTTGATGTACTTGAAGCTCAAAAGGCAGTAAACATTAAACCACTAGAACAAGACATAGCAATTAACAAAGCTGAAATAGCTGTACTCAAAGCAAAAGTAGATGAGATAAAAGCTCGTTCAGATAACCCGTTGAGGTAACGATATGTTTGGAATACCAATGGAATTATTAAGTATGCTCGCAAGTACGGTGCTTGGCGGAATTATGTCTATTCAAGCACAGAAAGGTCAAGCTCAAGCAGAGCGTGAGAAAATGTTAATGCAGCGTGCAGAATTTGCAGCTCAACAAACAGATAAAGCAAGAGAAGTATCTGACCCACACACCAAGCACACTAGACGTTGGATAGCATTAATGTGCGTATTTAGTATTATCGTAGTGCCAATCGTTGCACCAATCTTTACTGATGTTAATGTTGCTTATCAGATAATGACTGAAGCAGATAGTGGTTGGTGGATATTTGGTGAGGTATATGAGACATCATACTTTGAAGCAGGCAATACAGTTTACATAACAAACCTACAATCACACACTATATTTTCTATCATTGGATTATATTTTGGAGGCTCACTAACAAGAAAATAAAATGGCATCAATTAAGATACAAAATTTTAAAGGGGCATCCCCTAAGACATCCTCAGACTTGTTGCCAGATGGTTTTGCACAAGATGCAGTTAATGTAAAACTATATTCTGGAGACCTTATACCTTATAGACAACCTGTTGTGGTAGATAATACTGAAAGAGCAGTAGCTGCAGAAACTATATATGCCCTAAAAGACCCGAGTACTGATGCATTAGTATGGCTTAGTTGGACTTCAGATGTTGATATAGTTACAGCTTCAGATTCATCTGATGATGAACAACGATTTTATTTTACAGGAGATGGGGTACCAAAAGTTTCTAATTATGATTTAGCCACAACAGGTTCAGAACCATATCCAGCATCAAATGGCTACTATGATTTAGGATTAGATTTACCAGCAACCACAGTTACAGCTACAGCAACATCTTTTTCTGTAGTAAGTTCTACGCACTACGAACGAGATTCTGGTAACACAGCTACTTTTTATGGGTCTGGTAATCACAATTTACGCACAGGCAATATAGTAACAGTTCGTGATTTTGGAACTTCAGATGAAGCTAAATCATTTAACTCTACAAATGTGCAAATAACAGTTGTTAATGCAACAGATTTTCAATACTTTAATCCAGGCGACACAATATCAAAAACAGCTAACACAACTGGACGTGCTGATATGGCTGGTAGTACGCAAGTTAGAACTTATATATACACGCATCTTACACCATGGGGTGAAGAGTCAATACCTTCTGAGGTTTCAAATGAAGTTTATATAAAAGAAGGGCAGACAGTTACTATAACAAATTTACCTACTGCAAAACCTTCTGGAAATAATTTTGTACGGGGTGTAAATTTATATCGTAGTGTTTCATCAGCAGCAGCTACCGACTTCTTTTTACTTGACACTTTATGGTTTCCTACTTCTACAGTAAGTTTTTCTAGAGCTAGTAATGTAGCTACTGTAATACTATCTCAACCACATAATATGATTGTGGGTAATAGGTTTAAGATAAAAAGTTCTACCATAGATAGTGGTGGGTTTAATGTTACAGATGGTATTGTTGTTAGTGTTGTTAACAGCTATTCATTTACCTATGCTGATAGTGGTAGTGATGTCTCTACTACAGCAGATGCAAACGGTGTTTTGTGTCACGACGTTGCTGAGTCATTGTCAGACACTGCTAGATATTGGGGAGACAGTAATTATAACTTTATTGATGACTTTGCAGTATCAGGACTAAGCACTATTGTACCTTCTGAGAATTATGACAAACCAAAAGCTACTATGAAAGGCATAACAAACTACCATAGAAATATGCTAGTAGGATTTTTTGATAACCAACTATGTATATCATTTCCTGATAAACCACATGCATGGCCTGAAAGATTCAGGCTAACTTTAGACTCTAACATTGTCGGTATAGCAGTAAATGGTGGATATATACTAGCTTTAACAGAGTCGTATCCATACAACATATCAGGTAACAGTCCAGAGTCTATGTCAGTAACTCGTATTGACGCTGAGTATCCTTGCCTAGCAAAAAAATCTATAGTAAATATTGGAAAGCAAGGTGTAATGTGGGCAACACATGGAGGATTAGCAGCATGGCGAGGAGGCAGTGGAATAAGCCTTAATACAATTTTAATACATGACTGGGATACATGGGGAGATTATTTAGACCCTACTACTTTAGTAGGACACTACTTTAATGATAAGTATTTTGGGTCACATAGCACAGGGTCGTTTACTTTCCAGTTAGATAATGACCAAGGTGGAACTTTTGTAAAAATTAATTATAAGTTTACTGCAGCGTATAGCGATTCTATAACTGGTATTACGTATTACACTTCAGATACCACTGGAGATATATTCGAGTGGGACAATAAAAATCAAGTGCTAGCTCCTATGGAGTGGAAATCAAAAACTATTCGTACTTCAGACTATTTAAACATAGGTGCTGCTAGAGTAATAGCAGAGTATACATCTATAACTGACGAGAATGTAAATGAAACAGCGTTTAATAATACTGTTCCTACGTTTAATGCAGCAGTGTGGGCAGCAAGTCAACAACTAGGTTGTTTAAATGGACCTACAGATTACACAGATAGTAATAGCAACAGGGTAGAGAATATAGGAACTCTTAACGCTTTTCCTGTAAACGGAGATAGTCAGACACGAACTTTAAAAGGTTTATCAGGAGCCTTACCTGTTGTGTTTAAATTATTTGTGGATAAAGATTTAATGTTTCAAGGAAGTGTGTCATCAGATGATATATTTAGATTACCTTCTGGTTATCGTTCAGACACGTTTGAAGTATCTGTATCAGGTTCAGCTAGAGTTAAAGCTATACATTTAGGTGAGACACCAATCGGGTTGAAAAGTATATGAGTAATAGATTTGTATCCGTGCCAGCTGTACCTACTAATACTGATTTAAATCAGCAGTTAACTGTTCTAATAGAGAATATAAAAGAAAATGTTGAGTTGCTTACAGGACTCAGAGATGAAGCAGATAGAATTAGTAAATCAGTTACACAAGGTCAAATAACGGTTTTAAGTTTACCTATTCAGAATATGCAACAACTGTCAGCAAAAGGAGTTGGGTTTACAATAAGTGGTCAAGATGTTGTCAGCTTAGAAGATTATGGTAAACTATTGTTAGATGTACAAACATTAGCTAACGATTTAAAATCGACAAGAGCATCATTAAATGCTTTAATATTACAAATAAAGGGGACAACATAATGGAAAAAGACATAAATGTAAAGTTAGGGGCAGTAGGTATGGCTTCAGACCCATCATTAGATTTGCCACCCCAGATTCAGGCTCTATTAGATATGAGTCCTACAGAACAATCTATGAACTCTCCAGTTCAATCATATCAAGAAGGAGGTATGGTTGCACCAGCTGGAGTTTCTATGCAACCTCAACAAGGACAACCTATGGGTGCTCAGATGATAGATATGCAGATTAATCAATCTGCCGCACAAAGCCCTGAGATGATTGCACGAATTAGAGCAGGTATAGAAGCAGGATTAAAATCAGGTGAGCTAAACATGGAAGATTTAAACATGGCTATAGAACTTGCTAAGACAGTTGCACAAAATCCAGCTATGTATCCACAGGTTAGACAGTTTGTTATACAAAAAGGTCTAGCTACAGAAAGTGAATTGCCAGTACAATATGATGAAGCTATAGTAATTGCTTTACTTTTGGCGGCTAAAGCTATGGCTACAGATATAGAATTTACAGACCGTCCACCTTTACAATCAGGGCAACCAGCACCTGTACAGGATATGCAAGATGGCGGTGTGCTTAAAGGACCAGCACATAGCGACGGTGGTATACCAGTTAAAGTAGCTGGTGTCGATAACGCTGAGATGGAAGGTGGAGAGTATGTCATACCTAAGAAAGTTGTTATGGCTAAAGGCACAGAATTTTTTGATAAGATGCTAGCTAACTATGAGGATAAACCAGATGTTACATGAGCTAAAAAATACTAGTAATTCGACATACACACCACAACTCCTTTCCACGAAAGAACTTATAGATAAATACTGGGGTCAATGTGTGCCACTATTAAAAAAATGTATTGATAAACAAATGCGTGGCGAAATGGAAGTCGAAGATATATACACTCGTGCTTTAAAAGGTGAGGTATACATTATAGCAGTCAAAGATGACATACCAGAGGTACCAGATGTAAAGTTAGTTTTGGTATTAGAATTAGTATACTACCCAAGGTTTACAGCTATGAATGTCGTAGCATTAGGTGGTAGAGATTTAAAAAATATGATTGGTTCTTTCTGGGAGCACGTTTGTGGGTGGGCTCGTATATGTGGAGTAACTAAAATGGAATGCTTAGTGTCTCCTGCAATGGAAAGAATTTTAGGTGATGTAGGATTTAAGCAACAGTATATTAAAATGAGACAAGAATTATGAACACTATGATTATAAACCCACTAGTTGTACAAGTTAGAGAAAACAACCCTGACGTTATATTACCTGTAGACCCTACAATGCACGGTGGAAGTGTAGGTAGAGTTATTGGAGTAGTAGCAGCGGTAGCAGTACCTTTTGCAGCTCCAGCCATTGCAACTGCAGTTCAAGCTTCAGGTGTTCTTGGAGCAGCTATTAGTGCGGCAATGAATACTACCATAGGTGGCGTTGTTTCTAGTGCGATTACAGGTGCAGCTTTGGGTGGCGTTGCGGCTACGATAGCGGGAGCACCGTTTTCAGCTGGGGCTATAACAGGTGCTATTACTGGTGGTATCGGTGGATATATGTCAGGAACAGGAGCAGAAACAGCCGCAGGCGGAGCAGGCGGCGGAGCAGGCGGCGGAGCAGGCGGCGGAGCAACTGCAACAGCTGGAGGTCCACAAACATATACAGGTGGATTTGGTGAAGCGACTACTGGAATAGGATTGGAACAAGGTGAAATGTTAGCAGCACAAACAGCAGACTTTGGAAGTGCTGTTGCAAAAACACCAGTATCATTAATGGAAACATTAAGACAAACTAGTGAAAAAGTAGTTAATAAATTAAAATCTCCTGAAAACCTTGCTAACATTACTATGCAAGCAGCAAGTAGTTTAGCAGGTGAACTTCTAGTTCCTGAAGGCACACTAGCTCAGTTATCACCAGAAGAACAAGCATTAATTGATGAACGTAAAGCAGAATTAATAGCGTTAAAAGACAGAGACTTAGACGCATATAACCTAGCGATTGATGTTTCAAAAGAATTCATGGTTCAAGCAAAACAAATTGACCCTACATACTTCGCTCAACAAGAAGAAAACAAATCTAAGATTCGGTCGGCTAGAACAATAAGAGGAGCAGAAGAAAAAGCAGCACTTGACAATATGAGTTTTACTAATGCTGATACAAGAAGATTTGGTCTAGATGCTAACAGATTGTCCGCATCTGCATATGATACAGGGTTTGCAACAGGTTTAGATACTAAAAATAGATTTATATCAGCAGCACAAAGCAACATGCCTACTGCTGGTCAGACAGCTAGTTATGCTCAAGGTCTAGCAGGACTGCAAGATGCATACAAAGGACAAAGAGAAGCAGCTGATAAACAAAGAGAAAGCTACCAGATGATGTTCGCTGGTTTAAATACTAAAGAAGGCAACACTAAAAAAGACGAAAAAAGAAAAAAAGGAATTTATGATTCAGGTGGAAATGAAATTGGAACAATGTATGCAGGATAAACAATGCCAATACTAGACCCAAAAAAATATATGGAAGCTGTAAAATCAGCTAACGAACTTAGGGATATACAGCGTGTCAATCAAGCAAGAAGTGATTTTCAAGAGTTTACTCCTGACTTAACATCAGACTTTACAGGTTTAAAATTAGGAGCTCAACCAGACACACGTCAGATGATTAGGAAAAATGCTGACGGTAGTTACGGCACACCTACAGGACTTGCAGAGTCTAATACAAGGATAGACCCAAATGCGGCTCCAAAAGCAGGTGCTGGTGCTATGCAAACTAATTATAATTATTATACAAATCAAGTTGATGAAAGATTTAAAAACGCAAGACCTACTGGGCTTGCACCTAATATAAACAACGCATCATTAGGAAGAGCTATAGATAATTCTTTAGGCAGTGAGGGTAAAGATTATCTACTTAATAAATATGGTGAGCCAATAAGTGGGATAGGAGCATTTGGTCGTTTCCTTGGTTTTAGTACAGGTCAAAATGAAGTTGATGAATACCAAACAAAAAAAGCTATAGCTGAAAAACTGGCAGATGAAGGTTTTGTAGAGGGTATAGATGATGTCGATAGATACATAGAATTTGGATTACCTAACATGAAACCTGGTGCCACAGCAGATGTAATGCAATCAAGAATAAGAAAGAGGCAACAAGAAGAGTTTGCTGCAACATTAGATTTTACCAAAGATGAGCGAGAAGAATTAGACAGAGTTAGTAAAATTACAGACAACGATGAAAGGGACAAGGCTAAAAAAACAGTAGCTAATAAGATAGATGTAAGAAGACAAAGAGATACTTTAAATAAAATTAAAGCTATGCCTGAAGGACCAGTTAAAAAAGCTGAGTTGGAAAAACTTAGAAACGAGTTACGAATGTCTGTTACTGATGAAATGATAAATGTAAGACAGTCTGATGGTAGTTACATGCAAATGCCTAAACTTGTAGCTGAGATACAAGGAATAAAAAATACTACTGACCCATCAAAAATAACTAAAACTTTTGAGAATGTAACACTTAGTGGAGCTGGAAGTGCTGTGCAAGCAGCTATACAAAAAAGAAACGATATTGTAAGACTGGCTAACATAGCTAAGTCTGAAGGTAACAGAGCAAAATTTGAAGGGTATAGAGCTCAACTGTCTGCACTTGATAGCGGTATAGTTCTAGCACAAGGTATGCAAGGATTAAACGATATAGACAGAGGAGACACAAGAAGATTAAGTGCTACGCTATCGAATAGTCTAGGTGTTAATGTACAAATTATACCTCGAGACGATAATAAGTTTGACGTTAGGCAAGGTAATCAAACAACAGTAATGGATGCTGCTACAATAAAACGTGACTTCCAACCTGTATTTGACCAAGAGTATAAGAAAAAATTAAAAGAAATAGCAATCTCAGATAGAAACAAAATATTTGAAACTGAGCTAAAAATTAAAGAGCAACTATCTAAATCTATATCAGACTACAATCAAGCTATAGCAGTAGAAACACTAAAAGGTATAAATGAACTAAGAAAAGCAGGGTTTACAATTACTAAAACAGAGAATGGAACTATAGTTCAAAAAGATGGAGCCATAGGTATTATTGATACAAAAATAGTTGAAAACCAAGCTGGTGAAGAAGTTGAAATGCCATATGTAAGGGATATAAATGTAGGAGAACTAGGGTCAGGACTAGGCATTGGTGGTTTAAACGTTTCAGATTACGAGAATAGTTTACAATAGTAGAGGTTTATAATGGTAGTACGTGTAGGTTTAAACACCCCTAGTATTGAGAGTGTTGCTGATAGTATACCAAGTATCGAAAGTGTTTCTCAAAGTATAGACAATGTACCCAGCACTGGTGAGTTAGCACAAAGTAATTTAAATACTCTTGCAGGTCTACAAGCACAAACTGATGCTATTGGCTATGAGCCACCTGATGAAACTCCCCAAGTTTTCTATAGCCCAAGCACTAAAAAAATGTTTGTCAACGGCTTGATGTTTGACGATGATGACGCTAAGACAGCATTACAATCTGTAGCAAAACTTAGAGACAGACCACTAAAACCTTCTTTAGATATAGCAAGAGACTGGACACGAGTTGGTCCTAAAGAATTTGGTTCATACATTAAAGGAATTAAAAATCCACAAGCAGGAAGACTAGCTGCAGAAAACTTTGACATAGGTGGTAGTAATCTAAAACTATTATATGGTAGAGCCTCTCAATTCTTTGGAGCTGAAAAATATGGGCAAGGTCTTGTTGATGAAGCTATCAGAGAGATAGAAAAGAACGAGCCGTTCCAAAGAGAATTTACTAAGATAAAATCTGGTTACATACAAGACGGAGATGCAAACGAATCGCATGATGCTATAGATTGGTTCGTAGCTAACCTAGCACAACAAGGTCCAAACTTATTAGAATCCATAGCAGCTGCCCTGATAGGTGGAGGCGTAGGAGCAGTAACAGGTGCAAATCCGCTTAGTGCTGTAGGCTATGCAGTATCTGGTGTTTTAGGTAAAGAGCGTTATAAACAAGCTGTAATAAAAGCAGCTAAGAAATACGAAAAAGATAAAAAATCACTTACTGGTGGTGAGCGAAAATTAATTCGTGAAGCATCAAGTTTAGCTGGTGTTGCTAGTATAAAAACACCTAATATATTTATTGTTGATAGTAAAGGAGTTGCTAAAACACTTAGAGGCAAACCAACTAAAACTCAACTTGATGAGCTTGTAGCTAAAGAAGGACTATTAGGAGGAGATGGTGTACGAGGACGAATTACACAAACAGCTAGAGACCAAGCTATAAAAGGTGGTACAGCATTAGGTATTGGAACTAGTAGTTATGGTATAGGTCTTGGTGATATATATGGTGAACAAAGAGAAGAGGGTCAAGACGATAGACTGTCTGCTGCTCTTACTGCAATACCTTATGCTGCAATGGAAATGCTACCTGAGTTTTTATTAGCTGCAAGAATATTTAGTGTTAAGCCAAAGAAAATAAATAAAACATTATTAGAAGGAACTGACCAAGGTGGACGAACATCAAGAGTTCTAAAAGGTTTTGGTGTTGGTGGTACATTAGAAGGTACAACAGAGGTAGCACAAGAAAGTTTAATACTAGCTAACACAGGTCAGTTAAAGTTAGATAGCCCTCAAGTACAAAATAGATTAGTCAATTCGTTTGCAGCAGGTTTCTTTGTTGGTGGTCCTATTGGTGCTGCAGCTAACTTACTTTCTAAACCTAGCTCAGATGTATTAGACCGTAGTAATTCTAGAACTGAGCCTAATGACCCAATAGATTTTACAGACGAACAACCAAGTCGTGAAGAAAAAATAACTGGAGCAAAAGAACGAAGGGATGCACTGTTACGTCAGCAAATGAAACTACCAGCTTCTGCTTATAGTGAAGACACTAAAGAATTAGAAAAAGAAACTACTAAGATAGTAGAAGAAGAGGGAAAGAAAACACTAAAAGAGAAAGGCACTAGAGATTTTCCTATTGCAGTTATATCAGACACTAAAGATTTAGAAAAAGAAAATACTAATTTATTAAATAAATTAGATAAAGAAGTAGCTACTACTAAAACAGAAGATGCTACTAAAACTGTTCTGCAGAATCCTTCACTTCTTACCATGTCAGATGCTAAGTTTAATTCTTACTCTCCAGCTTTTCCTAGTGGTCCTAACGCTACAGAAATAGGTATTACTAGCGATGATTTGTATTTTGAAATTAAAGAAATACGACAACAGAATAGAAAAAAAGAAGAGGAAACAATAGCTAACATACTTAAAAATAATACTAAAAAAGAAATAAAAAATGTTGAGCAAGATTTAAAAAAAGCAACAACTACAACTACAACACCTAAAGGTAAAGCAAAATTAACTTCAGCAGATAAATTAAATACTATGCTAGAAGAAATATCAACTCTTGATAGAACAGCTTTATCTAGATATGAACTTAAATCTAGTGCAAAAGATAAAGGTAAAAGACGTAATATAGCCAGCTATCTAGCTATGGACCAAGGTTTAACAGGTAGAACAAATACAGAAGAACTATCTAAATTATTAGCTAAAAAAATACAAACAAAAGTTAAGTTAGAGAAAGACGGTAAGATAAACACTGCACAGTATAGAAATGTAGTAGCTGATATCGAAGCAATACAAAGGTACTTAAGTTTACTGGTAGCAACAACAGGAACAGGAGTAGAAAAACGAGGGACAGAAGCAGGTGAGGAAGTAGCAGAAGATACAACAGAGATAAATGCATTAAGAGCTCAACAACAAAAAATTTTAGATAGAGCTAGAGCAGAACAAGAAGCTAAAAAAATTAAAGTAGAAGATTATGCGGGACCATTTATTGTAGCTAAATCTTTAAATTCTGTGTTTGTAAATAATGTAAATGAAACTATAAATTCTATGGCACAAGGACCAGGAAATATTTTTTCAGGTATAACTGCTCAAAATATGCCATCAGGGGTAATGCAATCAGCAATAGAAGGAGCTATATCTTTAGAGTATTTAAAACCAAGCAACAAAACTTCTAGTGCGTCAGTTGTAATAAGAGGAGATGTACAAACACAAGATAAACTATCTGCTACTTTACGTATGATGGCACCTATTGTTTTAGATGCATTTAAAACAGGAGCTGTTCCAAATGATAGTATTGTAATAGAAGACGATAAAGGTATTCCACTAGCAGCAGCACAATATAGTATTGAAGATAATGCTATTAGTGTAGAGATGGTAGGTGGTGTAAATTCAAAAGCTGTTGAAAAAATATTTAAAGAAATAGAAAAAATAAGAGAATCACAAGGAAAAAGATATACTGTACTTGAAAGTGTAGCTGGAGCACAAAAAGCATTTAAGAGAAGAGGATTTAAAGTTGCTAAAAAGGGAGATGAATTTTATTCTCCTTTAGAGACAAACTTATTTAAAGACAATCAAGAGACAGAAACAACACCTAGTGAAATTGTAGGCGGTGAAATTGTAGGCGGTAAAATTCTTTACCAATTAAGTGAAAGTTTTAATAACAGAGATGTTCAAGCTGAAATAGCTAACGCAGAACTTAGAGAATCATTTACACCTATGCCTTCTGGCGGAGTTAACTTTGTACAGCTTGAAGGTACGAAAGAACAACACGAAAGATTTGTACAAGATGCTGGTGGTTTAATAGTATCGTTTGGCGATGATGCTAGAAAAGCTATGACACAATTTCAAATAGAAGGAGATACACAAGATGCCAATACGAAGCAAGAAACAGCTGAAGTGGTTGAAGGAAAACAAACCAGAGATAGCAGAACAACTACTACAAGAGACAAGCAAGAAACAGATGCTGACACTACCAACATCAAAGGGACTAAAGAGTCTGTCGGAGAAAAGAAGAAAGGAAAGGCTAAACTACAAGTTAAGGGAAAAGAAAAATCCGTTCGGAAAGCTGACGAAAAACCTGTTGAGAAACCAGCCGATAGCACGGGGCAAGATAAAGTAAGTGCGGTTGATAAATTTTTACGTCAACAAAAAGTAGATAAGTTAACTAGAGCCAGAGCAAAACCAAAAGACTTTAAGAAAAAATATAAAAATACACAAGAAGCTTGGGACGATATAAAACCGTTGATACCTGGTTCTGCTCTTATTGATACTGTACCTAAACCAATAAGTGATTCTATAAGTACAGCAGTAAAAGAAAGCACAGCAATAAAAACAGAAGAAATTAGAAATATGTTTTTACATATGACTGAGCAAGATTTTAAAGATGTAGGTGTAACTCCAGCTGTATATACTGACATGCGTATAGCACAGTACGAAGCAGCTATTTTAGATAACGACACTAAACAAGATTTACTATCTGAGTTAGTAGATATAGGGTGGTTAGATAAACGAAGTAAAGACTATGGAGATATTACGTTTAACGAAAGAGCAGTTACAAAAGCCCGTAACTTTTTAAATAATTATTTTGGAACAACTGGATTTTATACTGATAACGAAGCAGCTGTATTAGACGATGTAATATACGATAGACTTACAACTGAACTAGTTGAAGTAGGAGAGGCTACAGGTTTACCTGGTATACAAAGTGGTTCAGAACTTAGAATACAAGAAGCTATTGCATGGACTAAAAGAAGAGGTAGATACCAATCTATAATAGACCAGAGACAAAAGAAAAAATTACCTGTCCTTTCTGGTCCAGCTCAACCATTAGAAACTGACCAAAGTGCACTTAGTAAAATAACTATTGATACTCAGCCAGATTACACAGCTATTCAAGTTCATAATTTAATTAAGAATCAGATAACAGAAGCCCTTGGTACTACAAAAATAACACAACCAAATAGAAGTGTTCCTAAGAACAAAATAGAAAACGGATTTGCAAAGCTGTCAGACGAAGATAAAAACTATGGAATAAATAAAGAGGGTGATTTACTTAGCGATTACTTTACAGATAAAGGCAAACTAATACTTTATAAAACTAAATCAGCTGAAGGTATGGCTATATTTAAACCTATAACAAAGAAAAATTTAGAGCAAAGAAAAACTCGTATTGAAACAGAAGAGAAAGATAAAGCAGCTAACTTAAAAAAGGGGGAGGGACTAGCATTCACTAACGAAAATGTAGCAGAACTCAACGAAGTGTTAGATAGTAAGTTATCAGAACAAGAACGAAAAGAACAGGCAGACGTGATTGCGTTTAGAAAAGCCCAAGAAGCAGAGGTTATTGCAAAAGATAAGTTAAAGAAAGGAGAAAAAAAACTAATTGAATACGCAATAGTAGAAGCTGATAATGCAGAAGGCTATAGTGTAAAAACTTTAGCAAAAGCTGAGGCTGATGAGTTAACAATCGAGCAGACTTTTATGGCTGGTAATATGAAAGAAGCTACAGCTTATAAAAGAAAATACTTAAAAGATTTAGAAAAACTAATGGAACCAGTAGACCCAAAAGGTCAGGAGTTCCTAACTAAACAAGACTTATCTAATAAAGATATAGATAATATGTTAGAAGGTGTAGATGATAATCCAGATGACACAATGTTCTTTAGACTCGATGGTTCTGTTATTAAAAATCCAGTGCCTATACTTAGAGTCAGAGCTATAGTAAATAAAGCTCTTGGTAAACTTAAACTAAAACCTAAAGCTACAGTAGTTAAAGATAAAGCAGAGCTAGAATCTAAGTTTCCTGAGCTATACGAAAGAGCAGTTGCAGGCAGGCAACAAGGAGACTTTGATACAACAAACTTTGCAGCCTTTGCACTAGGAGATGAGATTGTTGTATTTGCTAACAACATTAAAACTGAAGAGCAACTAAAATTTATAGTAGCTCACGAGACGTTAGGTCACTTTGGGCTACGAGCATTCGTTCCTGACGGTAAACTAAATGCAGTACTAGAAGATTTATATAACAGCGAAGGTCATATAAAAGCTGTTGCAGATATACATATAAAAAATGGTATGGATAAATACATAGCCATTGAAGAAGCTATGGCTAACGCAGCGGCTACCTTAGATGTATCAGCAATACAAAGAATGTGGTTCGCTGTAAAGAACTTCTTAAATAAAATAGGTATTAAATTTGATGATGACTTATCAAGATACATACTAAGTCAATCACGTAGGAACTTACGCACAGGTGGTGGTAGTTACTTTAACGTCAAACAACTTGTAAGTAACATGCAAGATGAATACGACAGAGCTACACAAACTAGATTCTATACAGAACAGGTGAACACCAGCTTACCAGCTTCTATTTTTGCTATGTTTGGTATTACTGCAAACAGTACTTTCGGCTCATTTAACAACTTCAAGGAAGTAGTAAAAAACAAACTGGGATTAGATGCACCAAAAGCTATTGGGTCAGCACTAGAATATCTACAAACATTAGGCAATATATCTAATCGTAGTGAAGGATTAAGAAATATCTTTAATATTTTTGGTATGCAAGCTAAGAAAATAAAAAGCTTAGAAAGAACTTACGAAACATTAACTCAGTTCTCTACTAGACCAAATATATTTAACAGAAAATATGAAGATGATATAGTTGTTACAACTACAAAAGACTATAACGATTTAATAGACAGCAAAAAAAGTGGTACTGAACCAGGGACTGTAGGTGCTACTGAAGAAGAACTTAATCAAGTTAGCGACTTACTAAGTTACGCAGCCTTATTCAGGGCTAAACAAAATGGTGAAGATTCAACCGTTGCAAAAGCACCTAGCTTAAGACAAGAAGTTGGAGGCGGGCAAGCAGTGAATCGTGAAGCTGCAAAAGAATTAGGAGACATGGGCTTAGTATCTATAGAAGAATTTTTAGAAGGTATACCATATGATATATCTATACTACAAGATGATACAGGTAAACTTGAATCAAGAAAGTTTAAACCAGAATCTATTAGCCCTAGAGTTTACAAAATGTATTCAGAGATACGTGCTGCCATTAATAAGTCAGCCGTAGATGTATTTGAGTCAAGTCTTGAATCAACTACGTTTGAAAGACAAGATGCAATAAATAACTTTTTAAAAGCTATAGGTCAAGATTCAAACTTAACTGGAGCTAGAGAAACGTTTGAATTAATCATGGAAAAATATAGGCAAATACGTCAAGTAGATGCGACTGGTGATAAACAAACAAATTACACATCTGAAGCTAAACGTAAATCTGCGTTGTTTATAAGAGAAGTTAATCGTGCTTTATTTCAACCATTAAAAGTAGAAGACTGGCAAGATGGTAACGCAGGTGTAGGTGTAAAAGAAAACTATAGGTTCGAGGATTGGAATGATGAATTTAAGACACCAGAACCAGGGGCTCAACCTATATTTAGATTCCCTAATGATAATGAATATAGAAGAATTATACAGGGTTTAAGTGAACTAAACGCTATATTTAAAAAAGGTAAAGAAGGAGAGGCTGAAGCTAATACTATAACTAATACTATTAAAAGTTTATTTGCTTTAGAAGAAGCTACTAAACAAATAGAGTTTAATTCTAAACGTACTCTAATGACAGGTTACGTACAGTTTGTAAGACGTGGTAAGTATCAAGTAGAGACAATAGCTTTTGATAAAGATAGAAACAGAATAAAACTTGACCAACAATATAAAAATGCTATGCCATACTTTCAAGCTGAGACTGAACAAGATGCTAGAGAAATACAAAAACAAGTTAATGAAACTTTTGGTAAAAATCCATTTGTTGTTAGAGATAAATCAGGGCAAGAGATTGAAGTTACTTTAGAAGCATCAAGAAGTGTAGCTAGAACAGCATCTTTAATGTCGCTTGACCAAAACTTATCTGCCTTCCTAAGAATTGCTGATGACTTACAAATAAATATTTCTGTTAATGATAGAGATAAGATTATTAAAGGTCTTACAGATACAGGGTCAGCAGCTAGACAAAAGCTACCTCGTGTTGGTAAAGCTGGTTGGAATAAAGAAGTAGTTAGAAACCAAGCTATGTTCTTACGAGCACAATCTCATCTAGCAGGTAAAACTTATTTTGAACACAAACTTAATACTGTCTTAGCTAGTGAAGACCAATGGTTAGGCGATAGAAATAAACTAAATAAATTAAAAGAAACTTTAGATAGAGTAGAAAAATTTGGTAACGAACAAGAAAAACAAGTAGCTAGAGCAAATTATGACGCATACGCTAACATGTACAGATACAGTGCAGGTACTACAGAAAATACTGCAGATGAATTTACTATATATGAAATGACAGGACCACTTGCTAATATAAGAACACCTAAACAAGTTAAACCTGAAGGTAGAGGTGAAGACTACAAACAACAAGCTAAGGATATATTAGGTTACTACGCTAGTGGTGAGAACATTGTAGACTCAACAGAAGACATATTAGAAAATTCTAAAACAGGACAGAACCTTAAAGTACTAGCTGTGTCTTCACAATTAGGTGGCTCTGTTGCAACAGCTATAATTAATTCAATGTCTATGGTTACTCATAGTATACCGTATCTTGCAACTTATAATCCTAAGACTGGATACGGCGGTGGGTTTGGTATGTCTGCGTCAGCTTATCACATGCAAAAGGCTGCTAGACAGATGAGTGATGGTGTAAGAACAAGATTAGGTCTAACAGAAGCAGGAGCTGAACAAAGTTTAGCAAACCTAGACTGGATGAATAAGGTAGCTGGCTTTGACCCTGAGACAGGTGAGTATACCGCTGACCCAGAATTAGCCGAACAACTTCAAATACAATACAATATAAGTCCTGATGAAGCACAAGCTGTACACAGAGCAACATCTGATGGGGTGCTTCAAGCGGCTCAGTACAATGCCTTGGTAGGTACAGCAAGAGGTGGTTTAACAAATACCACATCTGGTATGCTTAAGAAATGGATGTCGTTGTTCTCTTATACAGAGCAACTTAACAGAAGGGCTACTTTCCTAGCAGCTTATAGATTACAAAAAGAAAAACTTATAGCAGCAAACGCAAAAGAGTTTAACGTAAAAAATATAACTCCAGAAAGAATAGCAGAGTTAAATAAAGAAATTGAAGGTGAAGCTGCAAAGTTTGCTGAGGTAGCAGTAAACACATCTCAAGGTGAGTACTCTATGTTTAACAGACCTAAGATATCTAGAGGTCCATTACTTAATTCATTAATGATGTATAAACAATTCGTAATGATTAGTATTGAGCTTATGAAAAACTTAGGTAGAAACGAAAGAATATATTTCTTAATGTTACTGTTCTTCCTATCAGGTATGAAAGGATTACCTTTTGGAGAAGACATTATGGATTTAATAGACACATTAGTTCAAATGTTTGGTATTAAAATAGGTACGGTAGAAAAAGAATTAACTATGTTTATAGACGAAGTAGCCCCAGGTACATCACCATTAGTAATGAGAGGTGTTCTTGATAAGGTTACAGGTGCTACTATGTCTACAAGACTAGGCTTTGGTGATTTAATACCACTAACTGGTATGGCTAAAGCAGGTTCTAGCTTTGAGCAAGAGGTTACAAACTTCTTAGGTCCTGTGTATGCAGCTGGAGAACAAGCTGTAGCTGCTGTAACTTTATTTGGAAACTACACTGCAGGTAAAGTTGGTTTAAAAGCTGACACAACAAGATTTGTAGATGTCTTAAGGTCACAACCTTACGGTGGTATAAGGGCTATAGCAGACGCATATACTTATTATGATGATGGTGTTATTACTAACAAGCAGGGTAAAGTACTAGACAAAGACGTTCACTTTAAAGAGATATTTTTTAGAGCATTAAACTTCTATCCAGCTAGTGCGTCTTACCAAAACGATATTATACGTATGACTAAACAAACAGGTGACTATGTTAAATCAATTAAGATTAAGTTTTCTGAAGCATACGTTAAAGCAAGAATCTCAGGAGACAGAGCTGAGATGAGAAGAATTGAAAAAGATGTTAGAGCTCATAATAGAACGCATAGAAACAGTGAGTTTTATTTATCTGATTGGAAAGCCTCGGCTAATAGAATGTATGATGCTTGGAAGTTACCAGCTGCTGAAAGGTTTAAAAAGTTTGCAACTAAAAAGTCTCGTCCAGATATAGATAAACTAATACAAGCATATGATATGTAAAGTTTTAGGGGGTACCTAGGGTACCCCCCGTGTCTATTTAAAGCGATTACGAGGCTCTCAGGAGTCTTCTTTTTTGTCAATAACCTGTAATTGTCCATATGATAGGTCATCAGCTTCTACATCAGCATTTTCTAGTAGGCTTTGAAATCTAGGGTGAGTAAGATTAAATCCAATGACATATGTCTGTGCTAGTTTGACTGGAGTATCTTTACCTAGTGAAGCTTTCTCTGACCTAGGAGTAGCAATCACATTCTCATCAACAAGTTCTTGTTTGAATGTCTTATAGTCAGCACCACGTACAGACAACCACTTCCTAAAGTGAGTTCGGTCTACCATCATGGTACCTTTATCAAATGATTCTATCGCAGACTTACGATACACATCTAATCTTATTCTTATATCTCCTCTTGGTATTCTAGAGAAATCAGGTAATGACTTCTGACCTATGGTATGCATGACAGTAACAGATGTATCAGCTGAATCAGCCATGTACTCTGCAACTAAATCAAATGCGTCTACTTGATTCTCTTGTACTGACCTGCGTATCGCACCTATCTGTGCTAGTACCCATTCAGTAGATTGTTCATACTCAAAGTTTATTAGACCCCACTCTTTAGCTAGGCTCATAGATAGGTCAGCAAGTATAATAGATTGCTCCCAGTATCTTTCTTCCCCACTAAACTTAGCTTTGTACTTCTTATGGAAGTTAGCTGTAGCTTCTGCTATAGCAGATTGGATTCCTTCTTCTCCCATCTCAAGTAACTTCCTAACAAATACTTTGCCAGCTTCACCATAGTTAGAATGGATTGCGTCGTAAATCTTTTTACCTACGTTAGTATCTCTAGTAAACACAGGTGATGAAGGGACTGTTACCTCTAACAACCTAGCCATCTGTGCGTCTGTATCTAAACCAGAAGCAATTAGTTTACTTTGTAAGGACTTGTTGGTGGATACTATAACTGGTGTAGCCCATGTCTTAGCGTCACGTTCTTCTGAGTTTCTATTAAGTCTAGCTTTATCACGCCCTTGTGATACCCAGTAGCAGAAGTCTCCGACTTCTTTATCGTTCATCATAGTTACTTCATCTATGGTTAGCGGCAGGTTAGCGTATGTACCAAGACGTGAGAACAAACTGTTCTGTGTGTACTTGGCTGCGAAGTGTAGCTTATCAGGATTACCATATATAGACTGTGCCCAGTATTGAGACAATGTTTTACCACCACCTGTTGGTCCGTATAGTGATACTGTTAATCCTTTTAGTCCTGTAAAATTATATAGTGGTGCTGAGAATCCTACACCTAGTACAAACATATGAGATTTTAAGTTAGCTTTCTCCATTACAGATGTAAGATTAACCCACTGTTGTAATGAGCCTTTGGTACTAAACATATCTGTACTACTCTTAGATACAACCGAAGCTAGATTAATCTTCTCCTCTGTAACTTCCCCATCATCTTTACGTCTGAGTATAGTGTTGCCTAAGATAAATGATTTGTTATGTTCCTTCCAACCCATAGTAGAATACAGGTTAGTCATTGTACGAATCTGTCTCAATTCATCCATGTAAGTTCTTAACATAAGTTGAAAATACTCCGTTTGTTTCTTATTGTAAAGTACTATGCCTTGGTCTGCTATAGCACTAGGAAATTCACGATTACCATCAGTAAGGTAAGCTTGCCTTAGTACAAGTTCTTGCCACCCCATATGAGGTCTGTTCCAATGATACCTTACTGTCTCATATCCTAATGATTCATCAAAGCCATACGCTACAGGGTATATATCAAACTTACATACATCTATATCTGTATCATCTAGAGTTAGCTTTATACCTTCTTTAGTTCTTTTAAATGGTTTAGGCATAGGTACTGAGTTAGCCAATGTATCAGGAGCTTCTTTAACTACAGGAGCTTCTTGATATTGCACACCTAGTCTAGCTGGTGAGCCTATCTTACCCTTGTACTTACAACCCTTACAGCCGTTGGGTCTATCTGTTTCAAACTTAGAGCATGTAGCTGGACCTGAAGCAGACTCTCTCCACTGTACAAGTTTATTTATAGTAGCTTCTTTATTGTATCTACTGTGTCCTTTAGACCACTGTATTGCTGTGTTCTCAGGGTCAGTACAGAATGCGGCTACTCCTATCATACCGTACCATAACGGCTCATCTACTTGGTCTTGATTAGCTATAGCCCATTCTATCTGCTTACATTTAGTAGCAACAATAGAGCCAACAGCTGGTTGATACTCTTGATTGCTAACTAAATTAGACAACAACGAGTTGTCTTGTGATGAGCTAGTATCTGCATCTGCAGCTCTACGGTAGTAATAAGACAGACGTTCTTGTATCACCATGTTGTCAATAGGTTTAGATGGTACTAGTAGTTTGACTTCGTTACCGTTCTTTGGATTGTGTGTACCTATAGGTCTTAGTACTAGTGCACTATTCGCTGTAAGTCCTGCGTCAATTTTAAATTCTTTATCTATAGCCGCTTGTTTCATAGCCTCGGCTAGGGGTCTCCAATCTTCAGGTGCTAGTTCTTTCTCTAGTATCCAGTACACATGCAGTCCATTACCTGAGTGTATAATCATAGGCTTAGGTAAGCCCATCTCAGCTACAAATTTACCTAGTGCTGATAGCCCTTCTTTCCAAGATGGGTATGGTTTAGTAGGTCCACAGTCTACGTCTATAGCTATAACTTTAGTAGCTCGTACGTTATCCTGTTTCCTGTTGCCCTTCTGCTTGAATGCAGAGATAGCAAAATAGGTGTTGTTATTGGTTTTATCCAATCTTTCACACACCGTCGCCAGCTCGTCTACCGATTTAAAAAATCCTTGTTTCCTACCATCAGTATTAATAACTGTGGTTACGTAAAATCCTTCTGTCGGTAAAACTTGCTGGAAAAATTCCAACATATTCATTTGATTACCTTTCTTTATGCGGCGACTGATTGGGAGTGTCAAACCAGCCACCTCTATTTATACTATTCCTTTTTATTTAAAAGCTCAAGGAGCTCTTTGAATCTATCCTTCTGTTCCAATGCAATAATGTTAGGCTGAGGCCATCCATTCTCCATAGCTTTCAGTAAGATTCTTAGAGTGCTAATAACTCTATCATGATTTTTCCTACGGACAGGTTTTCCTTTAATCCATCCGTAGTATGTCATGCGGGATACACTTAATAACTCGGACATATTACTTGTTGTAAGTAGCATGTGCCGTCTCAGAGCTTCAACTTTTTTAAAGTCTAGTGGAGCTCTGTTAGTCATCAGTCTCTCCTATTAAATTAGCTATCTCATCTGCTAGACTACTGCTCTCTGTAGCTACTGCAACTGGTGCAGGCTCTTCAACAGGAACTGGTTTAGCTTTAGGTTTAGCTTTAGCTTTAGGTTTAACAGGTGCAGGTGCAACTTCTGCTGCAGAAGCGGGGACGTTAACACTTATGTCAACCTCTTCCTGTGTGTTTGCAGTCTCATCGGATTCAGCAGTAAAGCCATCTTCTTTTCCAAAGCCAAAGCTATCAGCCCCACTTCCACCTTGTACGTACTCGATAAGTTGAACAGCTTTAAGTCTTATGGTTACACCACAACCTATAGCAGAGCTATAGAATGCAAGTTCACCACCTACTTTAATTACTGAGCCACCCCATATGTTGTGCTCAAATATCTCATTGTTATCACAGTCAAACACTTGAGGTTTATACTTAGATTTAAATTTTATAATGACGTTGCCTGTCTCTACTGAGTTACCATCATCATCTTTTACTGTCTCATTTGCATAAGGTAGTGGTGCCTGTTTGATTTTTTTGTTTGGCTCTTTACCTTTTACAGCTTTGATACCCTCAAGTAATACAGCATTGATTTGCTCTACTATAGGTTTAGCGTCTTCAGGGGATAAAGCTAGATTAACTTTATACTTACCATCAGAATACTCTCTACCTTCATCAGGCTTACTGATGTGAGGATAGTTAGCTACACCTTTCGGTGTTGTTACTTTTGTAGTCATTGTTATTCCTCCGACTTATTGTTAATTGTAAAGCCTATTTCTTTAGTGAATCCATAATCCTCTGCTAAAATAGTCTTTGGTTTATTTGCCACAGCAAGTTGTCCTGTCACCATCTGTACAATTTCGGTTCCAATAACCGTATCGACATGAGCTTGAACATCTGTTGGAACAAGACCACCAAACTTAAACTCAAGTTTAGGGAAGTCTACTCCTGTATCAAAACACAATGTAGTTTTACTAATCTCAGGTGCAATACCTCTCATAGATAATGTCTTTTGATATGCATTCAAACTCTTCAGTGATGAAGGAGTTACTTGCAGTAGGTAAATTTCTTCGTAAGGTTTATCCGCAAAGATAATAGCAAGTCTCTTAATATCAGAGCATGCTTTTACTTTGTGCCCTTGTGGTGTAACTCTTGAGCCCCATGAATTTTGTGGGCATAGTGCACACACATCAGACTGAAGTGAGGCACTCTCTACACTAGGTGTTACACCGTCTAGTGAATAGCAATCAGGTGTATACGATTCTCTATCAGGAGAAAACTCTCCCTCATAATATTGTTTAGCCAATGCAGGGTTAGCCCCTACGATTATTACATCTAAACTTGTTTCATTAAGTGTTTCTATTTTATCCTGAGACACAACATGAAACCTAGAATCTCTGATTGATAGTCTTGAGCTAATCATTTAGTCTTCTGCCCTCACAGATGGTTTTCTAACATTCACATCTATACGTGTGCCGTAGTTTATACCTGATGGTACAGATTTATTAGCCTCAATGTATCCACGTACTGCTGTTTTACTCACACGTTTCTCAAGCAAATCATATGCCTCATTGTCTTTTATAAATTCTAATGTTGAGTCCCAATCTTCTACTCTTGCAAAGTCAGTAGTTGTTAGGAATGCTGTACCATTAGATGTTTTAAAAGAATCAACACCATCTTGGTCTGCCTTTTCTTTTAACCATGCCTCTAGTTTAGCCATCTGCTCTTTGATATCACTGACCTTTGCCTTAGCCTCTGATTCAATAGCGTCTTTAGTTTTCCTACAGTCTATGTATTTAGCTATAACTTTATCCACAGTTACTATCTTTATAGTCATTCGTTTGTTCCCTCCTTAATAAGGTCTAGTAGTAGACCTTGTAGTTTTTGTTTGTTCTTTAGCCGTTCAAACATTTTATGTTCAAGCTCGGTAGCCTCTATATGTATAATGTTTGACACATGCTTTTTACCTATCCTTTCTATTCTTCCATTAGCCTGAACGTATTGCTCGTTGCTTGTCACTGGTCCGTACCATATGATAGTGCTAGCAGAAGTTAGTGTCAGACCATGAGCCATAGTTGCAGGGTGTGCTACTAAGACATGTGGGTCTTTTGTGTGTTGAAAGTTATAGAATATCTCGTTTCTTTTTGTCGCTGATACTTCACCATTAACTACACCAACACTCCATTGCTTTGAGAGTATCCTCTCTAACATCTTTAATGTCCCTGTCAGTGGGACAAATACTATTACTTTACCACCTACTTCTTCTATAACTTCTTTAACTAAGTTAACTCTAGGTGAGCAGTCTAATTCTATATGCTGGCTGTCGTCTCCGTACACAACACCACAGCTAATCTGTACAAGTTTTTGTAGCTTAACTGCCTCATTGACAGCTGTTATCGTGCCTTCTTTTGCTAGTTCTGTTACATAATTCTTAAGCATTTTATCGTGGTGGTCTTTCTGTTCTTTAGTAAGAGCTACTTTTCTAGTCTGAAAAACAGTATCAGGTAGGTCAAGACACTCATCTCTGCTGTATCGCACAGCTGGATAGAGCACATGCTTAACAATATTTATAGACTCAGGACGTGGCAACCATTTCCACTGCCCTATCTTCATCATGACTGACTCTCTAAATCCTGTATAAGTTTTATTAACGTAAGGACTTTCTACTAACTGAGCCAATGCCCATGCGTCTGTTGGGTCATTAGGTGTAGGTGTACCAGTCATCATCCATAGCCTAGTGCTAGGATATTTCTTAAGATACTTTCTTACTACTCTAAACCTGTTGGTAGATGGGTTACGTAAGACAGCAGCCTCGTCAATTATTATTAAATCAAACATACCTTTAATCTCTTCTGATATAATAGAGAATCCGTCATGATTAATAATAAAGAAATCAGCATTAGTCTTTAATAACTTTAACCTTCTGCTACTTGTACCATGTAAAGTAACAGCCTGTCTGTGTGGAAACCCCATAAAAATACTATCACCCCACACTCTTTCAAGTGTAGACAATGGAGATATTATCAAAACCTTTTTAATAGCACCTACTGACATAAGATAATCACATGCCCACAGAGCTGACTGTGTTTTACCAGTACCTATTTCATTAAGCACCAACGCCTTGTTGTGCATGGTAAGAAAAGCTGATGTCATCTTCTGATGTTCGTAGGGTGTAAACTCTCCGCACCAATCGTAATAATGCAGTATGGGTGAGGGTACTTTAAATCCTAATTGTCGTAAGCCACGGGAAGCCGTGATGGTATGTGGTGTGACAACAAGTTGTTGGTTGTTGAACATTAACTTGCGTGATTCTGGAATAGACTCTAACACTCTGTTAGGGTTGTTTAGGTTTAATGCTATTGCTTTTGCTTTCTCTATTACTATCATTTAATTAATCTTTCTATATATAACCTTAGGTGTTCTATCGTCTCATTATCATAGACAACAAAACAAACTCCTTTAGCTAGTTCTATTTGTTCCATACACTGAAGTTGCAAGGCGGTGGGTTTCTTAGTCCTGTCCGCCTTACACTCTACTCCTATGAAATGTCCATTTACACAGAGTATCTTGTCAGGTATACCAGCTCTACCAAATGCCCCAGCTTGTGGGTTGTAGTACCATACCTGTTTACCATAAGACTTTAACATCTTGTCAAGTTTAACTTTAATCTTTCCTTCAGGTGTTGTAACCATATCATAAGTATACTTAAGCATACAATAGTGTCAAGTATTATATGTTTGCAAACTCACATATATTTTTAGCTGGACACCATGGGCATAAGCCACTAGGTTTAGCTGGGAAGTTACCTGTCTTATACGATTGATTGATTCTTTCTATACGAGCCAACAAGTCAGCCCACATTAAGTTTGTGTTATCAGATGTATAGGTTTCGGTATCAGTCTTGCTTTCTTTTAGCCATACAAAAGTAGACTTAACCTTTTTAATATCAGGATAGTGTTTGAATACTTGCAGTGCAAACAGTTGTAGTTGCATGAAATCGGGTCTACGTTTGCCTGTTTTCCAATCTATTACTATAGCTGTATCCCCCCTAATGATTAAGACATCTAAGATAGAGCGTAGCCATGCGTCCTTACTCCACCAACCTGTTGGTGTAAGATTTTCATTAAGGCATAGTTGTTGTTCTGCAAGAAGTGTTGCGTGCTGAGTGAGTTGTTGTAAGGTTTCACAAACCTGTTCATGTTTGCTTGACTCTTGAGGTAGCGGGGTAGAATGAAGTAGTCTATTTTCTAAATCAGCATGTACTCTCTCACCAAATTTAGTTGCCTCACTGCCTGTGTCAACAACCTCTTTAGTAACCCTTTGGTACTCATACCTTTTAGGGCAGTTCTCATACATCTTTATAGAAGAATAGCTATGACTTAGTTTCATGAATGCATTTTCTTTAGTATGTCATACTTGATAGCCTCAAGCTGTCCTACATCTAGTATTGCGTCAGCAATACCCAACGAATATTTAAGGTACTTACCTTTTATCTTTAGTAGTACAGTAATTGAATCAAATTCTTTTGGCTCTAGTTCTTTTATATCTTTATGTACTTTCTCTAATAAAAGTAAGCTCTCATCTTGGACTGATTTCTTTTGTGATTTTATTTCTTTTCCATTTGTTCCTATTATGTCTGTCATTTTGCCTCTCCATAATTAAAGCCCACTCCACTCTCACAAGCTACAGGTAAGTCCTGTGCCCAGATGGGTGAAGTAGACATGATTGTCTCAACGTGTTGTTGTGTGTCCGACTCTCTTTCTTGCATCACGCAAACGATTATCTCATCATGTACTTGAAATAAAACTTGATAGTGTTTACCTATCTCAACCATTTGTTCTGATACTACTATCCTAGCCAGTGCTTGAACAACATTCTCTGTTACTTTACCACCATAGATTCTAGTCCATTCCTTATCATCTAAACGTCCAGTAGTTACTAACTTCCTGTAAGTTCTAGCATTAGATATGTACTCAAACCCATCTGATGTCCTCTGTAATTCAGGGTATCTTATACGTAAACCATTTGGTAGTATAATTCCCTCCGAATCATAGTCGCATATGCCACCACCTATAGACCCTACTCCACCACTAATCATGGTATCCAACGCATGACCACACGTTCTCCAAAAAGAAACTATGTTGTGGTTTTTCTGTCTATATAAGGTAACAATTCTTTTAGCCTCATTTAAATCTATGTCTACTGACATGCCACCTTGACCCATAGCCAACGTGTCTTTAAACTTCTCTGCTCCCATACCATAACCTAGTCCTAGTATGCAAGTCTTACCTACAAATCGTTCTAGCTTATCTTTCTTTGTAATCTTTCTGCCATATACATCACTGGCAAACTCACTGTAAACATCTCTACCTTGTCTGAATGCCTCAACCAAATCTTTCTGCCCACTTATATATGCAACCATTCGTGCCTCAATCTGTGATGAATCACATGCTATTAAGACTTTACCTTTAGGTGCTACTAAGGATTTCCTTAGTGCACCACTACGAGGTAAGTTCTGTAAATTTAATTTATCCCCACCACTAAACCTACCTGTGTGTGCTCCATAGTAATTTAATAGTATAGGTAATCTTCCCCTGTCTGCTACTGCTATCAGGTTTTCAGTTCGTGTTTCTTCTATAGTAGACTTGACTCCTAGCCTTGCTGATACAAGTTGTTGTACTACAGGGTTAGGGTGTTGTTGTAAGTTTATAAATTCTTTATCTGTCTTAGCAAAGGCATAGGTTTCTTTCCCTGTCCTAGCTGATATCTTCATAGGTGGTGTTACCCCTACATATATAAGTAACTTAGCAAACATTGGATTAGACATAAGAGCTTTCTTTACTTGCTCATTTGATAGTCCTTTGGTAGATAACGTGTCAAGTAGTTGTCGTTTGTTAAGCTTGATTGAGACCAGGTAATTAGATAGAAGTTCTTTGTCTAGCTCCACAGTAGGATTGGTATACATCTGTAGGGTTTGGTTGATGACCATAAGTTCTGAGATAGGAAACTTCTTTGATAGCTTTCCCCATAGCTTATAGGTAAGTTCAACATCATTAATACAATACTTCCCATACTGCTTTAGTTCTTCCGAAGTGAAGTCCTCTAACCTTTTGCCTAATGCACTGATAACCTCAGTCCCTTTCTGTCCTAGCTCATAGTGTTTTGCTAATGCACTTAGAGAACAACCTGTTGTCATACTGTGCTTGGGTCTAGCCATAGACATGGTGTCTAGCCAAAACTTTGGCTTTATGTTATAATGCCACGACAATATAGCACCATCAAATGCTGTGTTGTGTGCAAGTATAAACTTATCTGAAAAATCTACCGACTCTAAAAACCTGCCGACATCATCACTCTTGTACCAACGTGTTGGCATGTCATTGTACTTGACTGCAATTCCTATGACCTCAAACCTTTTGTCTCTGATGTAAGATTCAGTAGTCATTTTAGATAGAGAGTAGTCCCTATCATAATAGGTTTCAAAATCTATGGTTACTATATCCATGCTACCACTCTATTATTTCATCAGGTGTGTTGGGATAGCCACAATATCCTCTGTCTGTTTTTACTGCAAGACCATGCTCTTCAAAATGACCAGCTATCTCATCATCAGACCAATTTTTAAACCCATCTTCAGGAA